AATACCATATCATCTATGCTGTAAGCAAATCATTATATGATATATTGTATGACCCTTTCAAAGGATATAATAAGACATCCTTGCTACTTAAGGAGCCATATTTTGAGTACATAATTAAAATAAAACTTAAAATTATAAAACTTTCTAGAAATTTTCAAAAAAATAAATTATGTACTCATTTTTATATTTAGAATAACTTTTGAGATACTAATACCGAATACCATATCATCTATGCTGTAAGCAAATCATTATATGATATATTGTATGACCCTTTCAAAGGATATAATAAGACATCCTTGCTACTTAAGGAGCCATATTTTGAGTACATAATTAAAATAAAACTTAAAATTATAAAACTTTCTAGAAATTTTCAAAAAAATAAATTATGTACTCATTTTTATATTTAGAATAACTTTTGAGATACTAATACCGAATACCATATCATCTATGCTGTAAGAAAATATTACAAATGTGGTATAATTTTTTTATAAAAGTATTCCACAAGTGTTTCCCATCTATAATGTTTTAGAATATTCTCTCTTCCCCTTTTACCATGCTTTTCCGCTAGTTCAGGGTTGCTCAAATATTTCCAAAAAGCCTCTGCATATTCGTGAGGGTTTGTCATTTCTGCTTTACCACCAATACCTTGGCTTTTATTATCTAAATAATAATAAAACGCAGGTTCTATAGGTGTAGAATTATGTTCATTTAAATATTCTTTAATACCTCCTACAAATGCAGAAACTTGGGGTTTTCCTAACGCTAAACCTTCGAAAACAGTTAATTCATACCCTCCACCATTACAATTATTGCACCCAATATCACAACTATTATATAAAATGTTAATTTCTCTATCAGAAAGTTGTTGTGGCATAGGAACAGACTGAATTGTATTTTTAACATATTCAAGAGGAACATCTCTGAATTTTACTTCATTTTCAAGAACATCCATCAAGTCCCAATATCCGTTTATTTGAGTTCCTACAATTAGTTTAACTGGACGTTTAGTATGTTTATTTATTTTGAAATCCCCCTTTTTATTTTTTACATTAGTTTGATAATGTCTTTCTACAAATTCAACCCAAGCAATAATATTATGATCCCAACATTTTCTAGGTTGGTTTCTATTAAGATTTAGAACCATAAAAGCATTTTCTTCATAATTAAAATATGACCTTGCAATTTTAGTAGGTATAGGATAATATAATTTATGATCAAATCCATGAGGAAAACTATACATTGGCATACTTTCTCTTATTCCTAATTTTTTAGCAGTTTCTTGCCAATATGGTGTAAACGCAATAATAGCATCAAAATATTGATTGAGTAAATCAATATAGTTTTTCTTTTGATAAGGATATACCTGGTCCATATATGATACAAGTCTGAAATTTTTTCTTTCAGATCCACATTCATTAATTATACTTTGTGTTAATGCAGAAGTAATAATATTATCATTAAAAATTATAATAACATCCTGTGGATTTTTCTTTATAAAATCTCCGATTTCTAACTCACCAAAACCATTTCTCTTAGGGTTTTCATGCGCCATAGCATCATGAAGCTTCACACGGGAAGGTATATCATTTCTTATATTTGCACCACTTGTATTTGCAAAATTTTGAAATCCATAAATAGTTAAATCGATATCATTGTATTGTCCTAAATATTTTGAAATATAATAAACAACCTTTGAATATCCATTGCTTGTTCCAATAGGATATGTCCCGCATAACATAATTCTTTTATTTCCATTTGATGATGGTTTCCACCATGAAGATTTACTATTTATAGTTGTAATATTTTTCACACCATTTAATGTTTCTTCTCCTACGACAATTGTCGAACTAATTAATGGAAGATTAGATATACTGATTGTCATATTATAAAAATAATAAGTGATTAAATCTTATATGTTATTTAATTGTATTTGTTCGCTAATATTGGGTGGTACTTTAAGATATGGTTGTAAAATATTAATTGTTCTCTTCATTCCTATCTGTATAGCAAGTTCAACGATTTGATCACATAATAAAATTATTACTATACCAATGAATATAAATAATGATATATTAATTAATGTATTATAAATATTTGGTGAAGACTTTGAAATCGCTTCTTGAGATTGTATCTTATCTTCACTGGATACAGAAGATGAGTTTCCAATAACCTTTTCATTTTTTTCTAATGTATTTTTATTATTTTTAATTTTATCTTCAATGCTTTGAAGCACATTTAACGCACGCAACGCATTATTTCTATCTTCTTCACTTAAATTATATGTCTCAGTTTTAAGTAGATCATCGCTTTCATTTTGCTTTAAATTTTTATAATAACCTGTATTATCATTAGCATAACCAATATTATTTGAATTTGGTAAATATGTCGATGAAACTTGTGAATTTTTTGGATTAGATGACATATAATTCACTTCGTGTGTAAGATTATTAATATCAAAATATTGCTCGAGATCTTCATCGTAAAAAGGTTGAATATCTTTTGAATTTGTGTCTTTATTGAATTCTTCATAAGACATATTATTAATAGTATTATCACTTGTATATGTTTTCATAGTTTTATCAAACTCTTTTTTGCATTCTCCTGATATAGGATATTCATATGATGGTGCTTGTAATGGAGAACAAGATTTACCCTGATTATTAGATGGTTCACTTTGATACCCTGATATTTCAGAACTATTTAAAGCCATTTTACTGGTTTCAATATATGCTGGATTTGTAAATTTATTTTCTGATTTAGTAATTATATTTTGAGGTACTTTTGAATTAGGATTAGTAAACTTTGATATAGGTTTTGAACGATTACAAACCCTTGTATCAACACCATATTCATTTTTATAATAACAATCATCTTGAGGTGAATAATCATTCATAAAAGGTTCTTCGTTTTTTGATCTCCTTTTATTTGGATTTGTAAATCTTTCTATATTATACGCCTCTTTTAAAGTAGAGTAGTATGTCATGTGTATTTATATTAATATTCTCTATTATACAGGTTGAAAAGAAAAATTAAAAATAAATATTTTTATAATATTAGTGTAAAGAAGTAACAATGAATGCTTTAGAATATATAGATCATATATTAAAAGGAATAGTTACTGGCTTTTTTATAGCTTATTTAATAGTTATGGGTTTAAGACCTGCAGTAATGTATCCAGATAATATTTTAGATATTATTGATAATCCTTGGATTTTTCTAGTTTTACTAGTATTAAATTATTATGCATTTTTATGGAACGATACCATTGGATTGTTGATGTTTTTAACATTAATTGCTCTTATTCTTGATATTGTTATATTCACCGAAGGAGGAATAATTAAGGAAAATATAGATCTATTTTCAAATAATAATGATAAATGTACAAATATTTCACAAGTTAATTATATTTCGAATGAAAATAATAAGGATATTACAAAACACAAGGATGTTAATAATATGGTTTTAGATCAATTAAAAAAATTGAAAAACCTTAATGTAGAAAGTTTAACATCACATGAAACACCTTCTTTCATATAATATCTTATTAAAAAATAGATTATGATAGATACACTGTTTACAGGATTAGGAATAAACTCGCTGGGAACAATTGAACCTATATCTATTTTCTTTTTGATTTTGGTGCAAATAGGTGGTAGGTATTTAAAAATAGATCTTACAAAAGCACAACAAAAAATAATTAATGAACCTTTTTTTCAAGCAATGATATTATTTGCACTAATATATGTTACTACAAAAAATGTATTAACAAGTATAACAATTGTTGCCCTAGTATATTTATTTGTTCATATACTTTTTAATGAAAACCACAAATATAATATACTTTCAAAACAATGGTTAAAGAATGAAAATTTTATTACTGATGGAAATTATATGTCTCTAAAAGAAATTTATCTTAAAAATATATCAAATATTTTATAAAAAATGTAAATTTCAGTTACAAAATTATATAAAGATATATTATTATAATATAATTGTAAGGGACAATTACCTTTACATTGCTACTATAGCTCAGTTGGTTAGAGCGAGCGGCTGTTAACCGCTAGGTCGCAGGTTCGAGCCCTGCTAGCAGCGAACATTATTTTTATAATATGTTTTGATATTTTCAAAATATATACTGATAAATATGAAAAAATGACAAAATACTACTTTAAAAGTGCTTAAACAAAGGGCTAGTAATTTTAACTACTGTTATATTAAGAGATATGTCTATTTATCCAGAACTGTCATATGGAGATCAAAAGGTTGATATTCAAGAGGTAAAAGGTATACAGTTTAGTGTGCTAGGACCTGAAGAAATCATTAGACGATCAGTCGTAGAAGTAAATAAGACTGATACATATGCTGGCAGTGAACCAATTATAGGGGGTTTATTTGATTCTCGTATGGGTGTATTAGAACACAATAGAATTTGTAGTACATGTGAACAAAAGAATATATTTTGCCCAGGTCATTTTGGACATATTGTTCTTGCAAAACCAGTATTTCATGCAATGTTCTTTGATATTGTAAAAAAAATCTTGAATTGTGTATGTTTCAAGTGTTCAAAGTTATTGGTTAGCCCAGATACAACTCATAAAGATCTCAAAAATGATATGCAAAGAATCATGCTTATAAAAAATAATCAAAAGCGTTGGGAAGCATATTTTAAATTATGCAATACAACAACAAAAATTAAAGCATGTGGTGATGATGGGACTGTTGGTTGTGGAGCTATTCAACCAACAAAATACAATAAAGAAAATGCAATGAAAATTATCGCAGAATGGAAGGATAAAAAAGCTGCCGAAGGTGCTAATAAAATTGTACAAGAATTTACTGCCGAAGATATTTACAAAATCTTTAAACGTATTAATGAAAAAGAAATGGAAATTATGGGTTTTAATCCAAAATGGAATCGTCCAGAATGGATGATTTGTACTATTCTTCCCGTTCCTCCTCCTGCAGTTCGCCCTAGTATTATTGAGGAAAATGGACAAAGACGCGAGGATGATTTAACACATAAACTCAGTGATATTATCAAAACTAATAATAGCATTGTTGATAAGGTAAATAAAGGTGCTTCAGAAGAAACTATTAGATATATTACAATGCTTTTACAATATCATATATTTACATTTATAGACAATCAAATACCTGGATTAGCACCTTCACAACAAAGAAATGGTAGAAAACTAAAATCTGTATCAGATCGTATGAAAAAAAAGGAGGGACGCATTCGAGGTAATTTGAATGGTAAGCGCGTTGATCAATCTGCACGTTCTGTAATTACACCAGATCCGTATATTAGTATCGATGAATTAGGTGTTCCTATTAAAGTTGCGATTAATATTACATTTCCAGAATTAGTGAATAAATATAATATCAATCATATGAAAACACTTGTTAAAAACGGATCTGAAACATGGCCTGGTGCTAAGTATGTAAAAAAACTTAAAGAAGCAATTACTATTAATCTTAAATATGCTGATTTACACAAGGTGGCTAATGAATTAAAACAAGGTGATATAGTACATAGACATCTTACTAATGGAGACTTTATTCTATTTAATAGGCAACCGTCTTTACATAAGATGTCTATGATGTGTCATAAAGTAGTAATTATGCCATATCAAACATTTAGATTAAATGTTCTAGATACACCACCTTATAATGCAGATTTTGATGGTGATGAAATGAATTTGCATTGTCCTCAAAATATTCAGACAATGAATGAACTAATGGATATAGCAGCAGTACCATATATGATTTTAGCTCCAAGAGATGGTAAACCTATTATAGAGGTAGTACAAGATACATTACTTGGTGCATTTCGCTTGACACATGATTCGACGAGAATTCAAGATAAGACTATGGCGAATTTACAAATGGTGAACAGTTATTTCTCAGGAATTCTTTCTGATCCTAACAAAAAATTTATGTATACAGGTAAAGAAGCATATTCACAACTGTTACCACCTGGTTTGTACATTAATAGAAAAAATAAGAAGGATGAAAAGTTTATCATAGACAATAGCCAACTTAAATCTGGTACTCTTGATAAGACTGTATTCCATGGTATTACTACAGGATTGTTACCTGTAATATACCATGATTATGGTCCATTTGAAGTGCAAAAGTTTTTAGATAATACTCAGAGATTAATTTGTAGGTGGCTTTTAACATCTGGCTTCAGTGTAGGAATTAGCGACTTAGTTACAGATACTAAAACAGATGAGCAACTTAAAAATAAAATCAGAGAAATGAAGACTAATGCTTATACTAAACTTGATGAAATTAGACGTGGTACAATAGACAATAATAGTATTTTAAATAATGAAGAATATATTGAACGAGAAATCATTGGAATTCTGAATGAAACAACTAGTGAAGTTGGAAAAATTGGTCTATCACAAATTGATGAAAATACAAATCGTATGATTAATATGGTGAAATCAGGATCTAAAGGTAAAGAAACAAATGTTGCACAAATGATTGCATGCGTAGGACAACAGAATGTAGATGGTAAACGTATTACCTACGGATTTACAGATAGAACCTTGCCACACTTTACTAAATACGATGATGGTCCTGAGGCAAGAGGTTTTGTTGAAAACAGTTTTATTAATGGTCTATCGCCTCATGAAGTTTTCTTTCATGCAATGGGAGGACGCGAAGGCCTTATTGATACGGCCGTAAAAACATCTGAAACAGGATATATTCAGAGACGTCTTGTTAAGGCTATGGAAGATGCAAAGATTTATTATGATAATACTGTAAGAACTGCAGTTGGATCTATAATCCAATATATTTATGGAGAAGATGGTATGGATGGATGTAAAATTGAATTACAAATTATTCCTATCATTGATAAAACATATTTAGAAATTGATCAAGAATATCATTTGAAATCTTCTGATAATATCCAATTACATATTACTGAAGATGCCAGTAAAACAATAACAGAAGATACTTATAAACGATGTACGACACATTTTGAAGAACTGATGGATGATAAACATTTCTTAATTAAATATGTATTTAATGGTGAAAAAAATAAGATTATTAATTATCCAATTCCATTTGATAGAATTATAAACACTGCTTCTAAAAGACTTGAAAATATTGGTATTAAAGCTATTAAAACAGATCTAACACCAGATTATATTCTTGATAAGATTGGAAAAATTAAGAAGGATTTATTTATTAAGGATGCACAACAAGGTATGAGATATCTTCATATCTTATTAAGATTGCATTTGTGTCCAAAGAAGCTAATATTACAATATCATTTCACAAAAGAAACTTTTGATTGGATTACAGATCAAATATATGAGTATTTCTGCCAAGCAATTGCTCAACCAGGCGAGATGGTAGGTATAGTTGCTGCCCAAACTATAGGTGAAATGGGTACTCAAATGACATTAGATTCATTCCATGTATCAGGAACCGCAGCAGCAGTAAAAGCAACATCTGGAGTTCCAAGATTAAAAGAGATTCTATCTGCTACCAAGAAAACTAAAACACCTACTTTATTAATATATATGAAAAATGATGTTGCTAGTATTGTTAATCCAGAAACAGATGAAGATGGAGAAGTAATTGATAGTAGATTAGAAATGACAAAAAATCATGCAATGAATATCAAGAATTCTATTGAAATCACTAAACTTGCAGATATATTAGAATACAGTGAAATTTATTGGGATAGTGGTGAAAATTATGATACAAATATTGAAAGTGATAAAGGTATTATGCAAGTGTACAAAGAATTTGAACAACTGGAAAATACAGGATGTAAAATTAAAAGTAATTCACCTTGGGTTCTACGATTGAAATTTAATAAAGAAAAAATGAACCTATTTAATTTAAAGATGATCGATATTTATACCAAGCTTAATATGTTTTATGATAATTATATTGACTGTGTATATAGCGATGATAATGCAGAGGAATGTATATTCCGCATCAAACTTCACGATCTAGCTTTGAAAGATATAGATAGTAAGGATGAAATTGCTACTATCAAAGCAATTGAACATAATATCGTACATCAAATTTTACTTAAAGGCTACAAAGGTATTAAGAAAGTATCCCTTAATAAGAAAAAATACACAAAATATAATTATGATACTAGTAAATTTGATAATATTATTGAATGGGTATTGGATACAGATGGTACAAATTTAATTGATATTCTTGCAAATCCAAATATAGATGCAACAAGAACGATCTCTAATGATATCAGAGAGATATATGATACACTTGGTATTGAAGCTGCAAGAAACTCATTATATAGAGAGTTGGTAAATGTTACTAGTGAAGGCTCTATGAATTATAGACATATGTCATTATTAATAGATACAATGACTTATAAAGGACAACTAATGTCTATTGACAGACATGGTATTAATCGCGGAGATATAGGGCCTTTAGCTAAATCTTCTTTTGAAGAAACAACAGATATGTTAATAAATGCTAGTATTTTCGCTGAATACGACAGAGTAAATGGTGTATCTGCAAATGTTATGTTAGGACAACAACCTCCTTGTGGAACAGGTGATAGTAGAATATTATTAGATGAAGAACATATGATGGAATTATTAAAGGATATTGTTGTAAATGAAAATAATGAACAACTAGATATTATTGAAGAGGAAGATGATAGCGATAATGATAATTCATGCCTAGAAGAAGATCTTATGATTAACTTTAAGTTAAATACGCAAGAAAGCAAATGTTTTAATATACCAGAACAGCATGTAAAAATACTATAATATATAAATATGTCATTTGTATTATAATTGTAAATAAAGTAATTTTTTTTAACAGTTATTATTAGGAAAATGAGTTATCAAAAAAGAAACACAGTACAACCAACAGGTTATAGTAATAGAAAAAATGGAACGTTGAATGTTGAAATAGTTCATTCTAGAGTTAGACCAAATACAATTGCTTCTATAAAGCCAACCCATCAAAAAATACATCAAGATATAGATGAAGAAATAAATATAATAATGAAAACCATAATAAAATATAATATTATGAAAAATGCCCCAGATAATAATAATCTTCTTAAAAATATTAGGCATTTTCTACGCGATCAACAATTCCGAAAAAGAATAAAAAAAATATTAAATAAATATGAAAGTTTTGTAAAAGAAAACTATAGACAATTAATTCAAAATAAAGATAATGTGGAAAATGAAATTAAGAATTCATACAAAAATGTTGCTAATGCTTTTTTCATACATAAAAAGGTATTACTATAGTAAACTCATATGATTTTCTACTAGCATTTTAATACTTGTAGAAGCATCCTTTAACCGTATATATATATTTTTATTTTTTTCTGTGATTGCATAATAACTAGAATGTGTCTTGTCATATTCTTTGCCTAAAATTATAAGAGGGCTAAACATTATATTTTGTTTAGCAGAAAAAAATGTTGACGACGATATAAGATCGTCAATCTCACCTCTTTTAATACCATCTTCGGTTTCACCATATTTTGCTCTATGAATTATCAATATTGAAATGTTTAAAAGCTCTGAAATACTAAGTAAATCTATATCATTTGGATATAATTTATTCCTATTAATCATATTTGTAAGTATATTTTTTCTATCAATTAAGGATGATTTGTTAAAATATGTATCTAAGAAGATATATGTTGTCTTAAATTTTTTATTAGTTTTATTTAATATATTCATACTTGTGATATATTCATTATATATTGATGGATCATTAAATAAATCTGTCATTGCAGTATTATTATTTATAATTTCAAAATATTTGTTATTTGTTATTGTTGTAATGGTTTCAAAATAATCCAAAGAGTAGCCTAAGATTTTTGATAGCCATTTAAAAAGATCATATATTGTTTCCTTGGTATACTTTCTTCTTAATAAACTCATCTGGTTCCATACCATCTTTTTATGCTTAGTCCATTTAGACTTTAGTTTTTCTGGTACGCCATTATAGATTTCAGGTAATATATCATTGCTTTCTTCTTGATTTTTAAGTATATACATATTTGTATTCACATCTTGAAAAAATGTATTTGATAATGATTTATGATATATAAGAAATTTTCTAGGAACTGTATTATTTACGTGATATTGTGAAAATAAAAATTCAAAACTATTTTCCTTAATCTCGCCAGAATAAAAATCATACTTATCATATAATATGATATTGTTCATCCATTTTTTTAAACTATCTATTGAATATATTGGTATTTCTTCCAATATTATTTGTATGTATTTTTGATCTGTAATACCTTTAAACATATTTCTTAATTTTAATATTACATTTTGTCTTGGTAATGTTATTAGCTCACTTAGTTGTTTATCATTATATGTACTTGTAATCTTCTTTACAATCATTTTTTGCATTTGATACCATTTCTTAGAAAGCTTAACATCTTTTTCAATATAATTTAAAAATGGATTGGATGTTGCAACATGAACTATACTATTACTAGTTAAATCTTGCTTTGGTATTTCTAATATAGAGTATATTTCTTCATCTGTTTGTAATTTTACTGTTCCCATTTCAATTTTAATATTAAATCCCTTAATTTTTGAAAAAAACATATCCAAATCATCATTAAGTACCCTTATGTTATAAGAATTACCGACAATATCATCATAAAATATTATACTTTGAATTTCTAAGTTTTTCAAAAGGTTAGGTAAAAGAGATATTGAAATAGGTTTTGTTTTTAATAATATATTAGACCTTGTAATTATTTTATCTACTGTTAAATCATTATTAATAATAATAGACTTAAATTTAAAATTATTTGGTTTTTTATATACATGTGTTTTAGTATATTGGTGCAATATTATCAAATTATTATATACTTTATTATCTATATTTGTATATTGTTTTAATTTGGTACATTCATCAAGTAATTGTTTAATGTTGGGAAAGTCATTTATCTTTAGCATTTTATCTCCTTCACTATTTCGTAGTTTTAATTCCAATGGTTCATAATAATCTCCTTCCTTTAATATCATAATTGATTTAGGGTTCAAATCTAATCCTGATAAAATGTCGGCAAACGTTGTATAATATGGACACATTAAATTAATATCCTTATCTGTTTTTTCCCATACAAGTAAAAGTACACCGTAAAGTATACTAACTAAAGAATTTAAATAATATACACCCTTATCTAAAGGATAGTCATCTGAAGATAAATAGTCTATAAATTTTGTATATGATTTGTAAATATTCAATAATCTTGAAAGTTTATATGAAGGTTCTTTACATTTTAATTCGCGTATATTAAATATTTCACTATGTTTGAATTTTTGCATAAATTGATTGCATAGTTTGATATTATTTTCTGGAATAATTGGATGTATATCTAAAAAATCTTTACATACATTACCATCCTCCAAAGACATAAATGTTATAATATCAAGACGTTTTTTTACATCTTTAATAAAATTGTTTTTGTTTTTAAAACCTAATAGATATGAAATTGCGTATATTATACTATCTTTTTTTCCGATTTCATTTTTTTGTGTTTTATGCAATATCCCTTTTCTTACTAAACATTTCTCGGTCTTATTTAAATTCTTAGAACATAATGAGAAATTTACATTTGGTAATAATAGTTTATATATAGTCTCAGGTACAACACCATATCTTCCAATTGGTATTGGTGCAGCTTTATTCATTATATAATTTTCATCCTTATCGTCATCTTCTTTTATTTTTAATGATTTTGAAGATATATCATCATGTTTTCCTATATTAATGTTTTTTATTTTGACAATATTGGTTTTTTTATCTAAGTCTTTTTTAAAACAACATGGTACATACATACCATTTTCATCTGGATGTGATAGTTTAACGAAACGCGGTATAGTATTATCATTATCCCAAAATAATTTCATAGGTTCTTCGTTTTCTAATGGGCATTTTGGATTAATATCATTGTAATCTAAAGGTATTTTACTATCTGGGCACCAAATGCGAGGACATGTATAAAAGTTTTTATTACTAGGAGAACTACCATATTCTATAATATTATCAAAATGTTTTAGAAGACCCTTACTTTCTAATACTTCTTTTTCTTCTTTGGACAATACAAGAGGTTGCTTTGCAGCTTGGCATTTATCTCTTGCATAATTTTTACTAAACAAGTCCTTGTCTGCATGTCTTAGCATATTTATAAAATATCCATGTTTTTGTTTACCTAGAGCACCTCCTTGAAAAAAATCGTCATCAGACCCAAGATCTAAATTAACATCACCTATATTATCATTAGATTTGTTTGATATAGAAGATTGTGATGTTGACACAATGGGTTTTTCTAAATTAAGTTGAAGCATATTGACTATATGTTGTCTTTGTTCTTTTTTTACTACTTTTCGAGTGCTTTCAATTATTCTTGTAAGCCAATATAACAAATTATTTAGTTCATATTTAGATGAACAATTTGTAATTTCTATTAAATAACCTTGTTTATATTGTTCAATTGTTACTAGAGTACCAGTATTCTCTATTTTTATTTTTTTCATAACATCGTTTTGATTTATAGCATTTATAACATCTATTTCATTTTTAACAAGATTTTCAGCATCTTGTTCATTTATACCTAGGTTAATTAATTCAGCTAGAAGCTCCTTGTCATTTATACCGAGATTTAGTCTTGATTGTATGTATTCGTTAATAATGATAGGATCTTTATTATAGTTATTAGATCTTTTATATACACATGTTATTTTGTTTTTATTTTTGTCATTAAATAATTTTATTACATGAAAAATATCTATATATTCTCCTATTTTCTTTGACAATATTGCAAAACTACTATTATCTATGTTATAATAAACGTTGACTTTGATATACTTTTCTTTTAAACTTAGTTTTTGTCGTGCAAATTTATTTATATATTTTATTATCATATTTTTATTCGATGTCATATCGTTCCAATTTATTGAGCTTCTTAAATCTAAAACATATGATAATGTTATAATACCAGTTGCATCTACTGTTATTTTACAATATGTACCATTTGACATTATAGAATAAAGGTTAATACAATCATATTGCCTTATTTTCTCTAAATTAAAAGCATTGACTAAGAACTTCTCTGTAAGATTGTGTATTTTATACAATTTATATAACAATTTAAAATTATCATTCACAAGTTGTATCAATTGGATATCTTTATTCGTATGTAGTTTGTCGAATAGAAGAGATAAATCTAAAGGTTTTTTTATTAAATCATATAGATCAATACGATGATATATCTCATATGATATTTTAGTATACAAAACATCCATATTATAAAGATCATTTAAAATTAACTCTCTTTTAGTAAAATTAGGAAATGATGTCTTATAATCGGTAAAATAATATTTATTTTTTTCTTTGAAATCGCTATAAAAAACTATATTAATATAGGTAATATCTAATATTCCTTGTTTATACTTATACGTAATGGGTTCTTTTATGTCCGCTGAGTTTCTATCTTTTGATTTAAATGGATTTATATTATATCCTTTCCATTTTATTGTTTCTATATCAAACAATAAGGGTTTTTTTTTATTCCATGTATAAAAAGGTAATGATATTTCACTATCAGTTTTGCATATATAATATGCAATTTTAGATAGTGCATATTCTATATTGTCATCTTGATATATGTTTTCTTTTATTACAGTTATTTGACTATCGTATGTTATATTAGTATTATTGTCAAATACGTATACCTTATATACTATATCGTTTAACCATCTCAATACCTTTACAGGTTTTAAAGGTTTCATTTCATATATCTATAAAAGACTAAGAAAAACAAATTTTTTTATTGATTTCTTAATATAGATAAGTCTTTGTAAAAATGAGTGGTATGATAATTAAAGATTTACAAAAATTGATATTGATAAAAAATTTAGAAGAATTCGCTAATCCTACTGAAGCTGAAACTCTAGCAGCTAAGGAAGCTCTAGCAGCTAAGGAAGCTAAGGAAGCTCTAGCAGCTAAGGAAGCTAAGGAAGCTCTAGCAGCTAAGGAAGCTCTAGCAGCTAAGGAAGCTCTAGCAGCTAAGAACGCTAAGGAAGCTACAAATGACCCTAAAAAAGATGTTAAGGTAGAAATTACAAATACAATTGATACTTTAAAATGGGTTTTTATTGGTATAGGAATTTTTGTAGGATTATTGCTAATACTAGGTATTATATATTGGATTTATAGCTTTTTTACATCTCAAGAGAATGTAATAGATAGTAATTATGTAAATTCATCATATTTACCACATATACAGTCTGTAACTGATAAAGACTATTATAAAAAACTCGATATACCATATTTAAGCGAAACTTATCCACTAAAATCACGCAAATCAAATATTGAAGAACATTCTAATTTTAATACAATGAATCCAAAATCAACATATGATATATCTAATAACCATTCACAAAATACCTTCACAAAACCAAATTCTCAAGATTTTAAGTCTCAAGATTTTAAGTCTCAAGATTTTAATACTCAAGATTTTAATACTCAAGATTTTAATACTCAAGATTTTAATACACAAGATTTTAATACTCAAGATTTTAATACTCAAGATTTTCAGATCAAAAACAATGAATCAAATATAGACAAAAAATATTCATTGACATTTAACGAAGACGAATATCTTCCAAAAACAAAAAAAGAAAGGGATGCATTTCTAAGTAACTCAAATACTACAAATATAAAAGGTGGTAGAAAAACTAAATAATATTTTTGAATTTTGAGGTTATATACGATCCTACCAATACACCAATTATAAAAAAACCAAATGATACAATAGAAAATGAAAAAATATAATATATCATATAGCCTAATATGATGTAAAGAAGAATATTAAAGTATCCCATATTTTCTATAATAGATATCAAATAATTCATTAACATCTTTATCTATTATAATATTTTGAAATTTAAATAATCAAAGGTTTGGTATGACCAACGCGAATATCAGTATTAATTACAATTTGATATCCTGCATTATAAATGTTCTTTGAAAAAGCTACATCTTCACTGCAAATATCTCTAATTTTAGTTCCGTCATCCTTTACAATTTCTTGTACTTCTGAGTCAAAATAAGGATACTTCATTTTATCAAGAACTTCTTTTCTAACTGCAAAGAAACCCATTCCAGTATAATTTACAGGAAAATATTTCAATTCTGTCTCTTTTTTCCATGTTTCAATCTCTTCTGGTGTTGAAAATTTGAACGTGCCGTTTTCTTTAAAATAACTTATATCCCAATCTTTAACAAAAGCAAAATGAGTAAGATCTGCCATTCTATACATTCCTGCTACAACAGGATGTTCATCTGTTGATTCAATAAGTTGAACTACTTGTTCTGGAGTAAAGATAATATCACTATCAATTGATATCCATACATCATAATCTTGACCACCAAACGGTTTTTGATCACATCCTCTTAGTACATCAAGACCTAGAGTTTGCATACGTACAAATGGAACATATGATCCAGAACCGGGTGAAAGCATGATTTCGTAACAACGCATATCCCATAGTTTACTAATTGTTGCTGTCCATGCTATCAAAAACTTAGAGTTGAAAGAATCACCTGGTAGAGCAAATACAATTTTTCTACGCTTAACATCTTTCATTTGTGTCTGTGTTTCGTCAATATTCATATTAACAGTTTCTTGTGATTGGGTCATTATTATAGATAATAATTTGCGGTAAATTCTTATATCATTTTCATATAAATATATATAAATACATTTTATATAATAAATAGTAGTATTAATATATATGTCGTGTACAAATACGGTATATGATATTGAAATGAATGCAAAATCACCAAGATGTAATCAGCCTGTAAAAATAAATAGGCTTCTTAAACCTCATCAATTGGCATGTTTATATAAAGCAATAAAAATGGAAAATGAAGGAACTATTACTTATAATATAAGTCCTGAAACTTATCAAACCTTTTATAGCCAAAACTATAATAATATTAACCCATATAGATTTGTAGGAAATGTAAAAATATCTACAAATATTGGCATTATAGGTGATATAGTAGGTTATGGTAAAACATTGACAGCACTATCTATTATAGCTCAAAACCATATAGATAATATTCACATTAATGATGTTAAAACACACAGTTATCATAGCAATAAGGCATATAATTATTTTACAGCTGTTTCTTCAAATGCCAATATACCAATATTGAATAATATGATTAACTCAACACTTATTATTGTTCCAAGAGGTCCTGTATATTTACAATGGGAAAAAACATTAAGAGATGGTACTGGACTAAAATACCTGGCCATTGATAATTTGAACTATATCAAAAAAAATCTACCATTATATGATAAACATAATATTGAATCGATAATTGAATTTTTTAATCAATATGATGTTGTATTAATCAAAAATACAACATTAGATGCATTATTTAGATATTATAATCATTATTTTGATAAGGGTACTTCATTTATTAATAAATGGAAAAGAGTTATGATAGATGAATGCCACGATATAATCAATAGATTGGATGTGTTTGAGTACTTATTTTTATGGTTAATTAGTGGTACATTTCCTGCACTATGTACAAAAACATCATCTTCATCATATTCATTATATTATAATTTAAAGGATATCCTAAGAGACGATTATATTAATTACATTTTAGTAAAATGTAACAAGGAATTTGTAAGAGATAGTTTCAAAATACCACCTTTGATAGAAAAATATTATCTATGTAAACTTTCAAGACATTTAGAAATCATTAAGAACTATATTAGTCCTGCAATATTGGAGAAAATTAATGCAAACGATATTTCTGGCGCTATCAAAGATCTTGGTGGTAAAAATGAAACAGAAGAAGGTATTGTAAAACTAATTTGTGCAGATATGAATAAGGACATTTCAAATAAAATTAAAGAAAAAGAATATATAAATAGTTTGGATATATCTGAAGATACGAAAGTGCAAAAAATTAAAAATATTGATAATGATTTGAATAATCTGCAAGATAAACTAAAAAATTTAACAGATAGAATTACAGAAATAGAAAGCAAAATTTGTCCTATTTGTTTGGATAATATATCACACCCTATTATATTAGAATGTGCACATATATTTTGTGGAGGATGTTTGATGGGATGGTTAAATAATAATAGTAACAACATAGTAAAAAAATGTCCAGAATGTAGAAATATAATCAAAAGTACACATCAATTGACTGCTATTGTTACAAAAGAAAACCTAGAAATACAACCAGTTATTGAAGAATTTACAGAAAAAATTGGAAAAGGCATATTAAGTAAGGATGAAACATTATTAGAATTAATCAAATCAAAACCAGAAGGGAAATTCCTTGTATTTAGCAGAGTAGATAATGGTTTCATTAAAATCATTGAAATGCTTTCAAGTAATAATATTACATACGGTGAATTGAAAGGAAATACAAACCATATGATGAATATTTTAAACGATTTTAAAAATGGAAAACTAAAGGTCATTCTTTTGAATACACAATATGCAGGATCTGGTATTGATATTAGTTATGCAACCGATGTAGTCATTTTCCATTCAATGGATATTGATAAACAACAAGCTATTGGTAGAGCACAAAGAGTGGGGCGTACTGAAAATCTTTATGTACATAACTTGTGTTATGATCATGAAATTGTAACATAATTTGAAGTAAATATAAAAAAATGATACTCATAATTTATTTATGTAAATATTGATACATATAAAAGATATTAAAATGGTAGACTCTATTAATGCTAGGCGTGGTGCCGCCTACAAACATATTCGAGAATTAAAAGCAAGTTTTAAGAATGGTTTAACATCAGAATATTACGAATGTTTAGACGATATAAGTGTAAAAACATCTAGTGAAAAACAAAGGTACTTTTTGGAGGTAGCTGCAAAAACAGCTATGAAATCACCTATGGGGCATAAACATGGTGCTATAATTGTACACAAAGGAAAAATAATAGGGACTGGTCATAATTATTATATGGCAGATTATAGCATTCATGCAGAAGTATCAGCATTATCATGTATTAAAGGGAAGTATAAACATCTATTACCAAATTGCGAATTGTACGTCGTTCGAATAGGACCTGGTAGATTTAATAATCCTTTAAAATATTCAAAACCTTGTTGTAATTGTCAAAATACAATTCTTAAAAATAATATTAAAAAAGCATTTTATTCTACAAATTATGAATACGATGATTTGATAAAAAATATATGTGTTTCGCAATGAAATGTCATTATTCTTATAATAAACTATAATGTCAATGATACTTTGGGAATAATCCTACGAATATTTTTCTTGACAACAGTTTCTCTATCTTCTTCAAAAATACGTTTTAATAGTTCTTCTCCTGATAAGTCTTTATGTTGTATAATTTTATTTTTTATATCATTGATTTTAATTGGTGTTTTAATCTCCTTTACATTTGTTTTAATACGTCCATGTTGAGTATTTAGGTCATTGTATTGAAACTTAAACATAAAATCTTGTATTTTATTATTTAATACTCTTTGATAATTTTTCCTTTCTTTTATTGCTATAACAAGTTTTCTAATTTGATCGTCATATTTAAACCAGTCATTCACAAGATTTTTGAATGTATCTAGTTCTTCTTCGCTAGGTTCCTCCCTTGTATTATTTATGATTTCATCAACTATGCTCATTATTTAATATATCACATATATATTCCTTAAATTATTTTGTTTTTGACATATTTCCTTTTACAAAGTCATCTATATCTTTAAATATTCTTTTCCCTTTAAACTCTTCTAAACGTTTACCATTAGAATATTTCATTATCGTTGGAAAACCAGAAATATTTTTTTTATACTTGGCTCTTAATAATTCTAGATTATCTACTTCTACATTTATTATATATATATTAGATTTATTTGCATATTTTTTAGCAATCTTATTCCATACTGGTTTTATTTCTTGGCAGAAACCGCAATGTGTCCAATAGTAAAATACAATACATAATTTAGTTTTTAATATATTGTTTATATTATCAGAGTTTTGAGATGATAATTCTAAAAGCATTTACTACCTTGATATATGAAAACATTATTTTTTATTAAATTATTATAGTAGATTAAAATGAATAATTATATTGAAGTACCTTTTAATAAAGATTATAATGCAAAAGATCTAAGCGCCAAGGCATCTTGTTATAGTATGAGCTTGTTATCTAGTCAATATACACAAAAACAAAATAGAATATTTGAAGATAAAATAAACGTAAATGATTGTAAAGCACATCATTTGTACAATCAAAATATAGAAACGATTAAAGATAATGAAAGTTCTATGCTTCGTGGATATTCAATAAATAAGAAGAATTGTATATATAAAAGGCCAAACTATAATCAGGGAGAGTGGGTAAATCAGTTTCAATATAGTGATCTTCTGGTGGATCAATTTAATAGTCATAAATTATTTGATTTTCAATCTAAGGCAAAAACAACAAAAGATCCTGTAACATCATGCGACTATAAAAATATAATATTACCTGAACAATGCGATAAAGGCCCTTATTTTACATATACTAATACTTTTACAAGTGATTATTACAATTGTGTAATATAAAGATAATAATATTACTTTTATATTTTGATTTTTTACTTATTTTTCTATATACATAATAGTTCAAATTGTAAAACTTTTTATTTATTTATCTTCTTTTCCTTCTTTTCCTTCTTTTCCTTCTTTTCCTTCTTTTCCTTCTTTTCCTTCTTTTCCTTCTTTTCCTTCTTTTCCTTCTTTTCCTTCTTTTCCTTCTTTTCCTTCTTTTCCTTCTTTTCCTTCTTTCCACCACGCATTTCAAATAAAAGTGAATTATTATCTGTTTTTGATACCATAATACAATTATAATTCTAATATACGTTAATATATTTATTCATAATTTCTCTATTTGTTAATATATCCTTTATAATATTCATTTGAGTAACATCTATTTGCCTATGATTACAACATTTATTTCTATAAAAAATAAAGCTGTTATTGACAATCATATTATATATTTCTGATATATTAAATTTATCATGATCGTAAAAACACGGTACTATAATATATTTACTTTTATCAATATCTTGTACCTTTTCATTTGATGCATGTTCTCTCATAAATATTGCTATTGAAACATCGTCAATAATATTGGTTCTTACTAAATGTATATTTGATAATATATAATTAATTGATTTTGGTGTAAAAATTATTGATGTTCCTTCAATATAATCTGTCCCAAACCATGTATCATCTTCAATACCACCACCAACCCATTGTAAATTTCTCTTATGCCCTCCTCCATAGAAATAAATAGGGTTTTGTTCTAATTCATTTGCTAAATTTCCAAAATCTATAATTGTACTCAAATTACTTCTAACAATATATTGATAATGATTTATATTATTAGAAAAATATTCAAATCCTTTTAGAGTTTTTTCTATAATACCAGGGACAAAACTTTCACTACCTTTCACATATAAAATATTATCATCAAGAACAAAATCTTCTATTTCTTTTGAAAATTTTAAATAGTAAGTTGTTACGTGTACATTTTTATGTCCTTCGTAAATTTTATAAAATGTATTTAGACATTTGAACATTTCATTATATTTTTCTTGATCATTATCTGAACAAATTACAAGGTTTAATATTTTCAACATTGTATTTATTTTACATATATAACAATGTCCTTATATTATTCCGACTTGTTTCATATAAACTGTCATATTGGTAATATTGTATTGCATAACCCTTCCAAAGAATATATTAAAAATACTTTAAGACATCCTTGCTACTTAAGGAGCCCCATTTTGAGTACATAATTAAAATAAAACTTAAATTTATAAAACTTTCCAGAAATTTTCAAAAAAATAAATTATGTACTCATTTTTATATTTAGAATAACTTTTGAGATACTAATACCGAATACTATATCATCTATGCTGTAAGCAAATCATTATATGATATATTGTATGACCTTTCTAAAGGATATAATAAGACATCCTTGCTACTTAAGGAGCCATATTTTGAGTACATAATTAAAATAAAACTTAAATTTATAAAACTTTCCAGAAATTTTCAAAAAAATAAATTATGTACTCATTTTTATATTTAGAATAACTTTTGAGATACTAATACCAAATACTATATGATCTATACTGTAAGCAAATCATTATATGATATATTGTATGACCCTTTCAAAGGATATAATAAGAATACTTTAATACCTTCTAAGGACTACTTAAGGAGCCCCATTTTGAGTACATAATTAAAATAAAACTTAAATTTATAAAACTTTCCAGAAATTTCTTACACCTTTTTACATTTCAAACGCCGATTTTTATATAGTCCTAAACCATATAAAAATCATTTATAATTCCTTTTTATTTTTCTTGTTTTATTCTTTGGAACATATTTCTCTGGTCTTTCATAAGCACCCTTAAATATATTTTCATATTTTTCTTTCGGTATTTCACTTATTACTTTTTGGATATTTTCTTTTAGATTTTCATACTTTAACCCATCTAATTTTTGTAATCGTGATTTTAGCATACTAAAATAATTTTCAATAAAATTAGTAAAATGTTGATACTGAACATCATAAAGTAAATTATTATGTTTATTAACTAACGCCTTTATTCTTTCGTTTCTATGAGCGGAAGCATTATCCAAAATAATTAATTTATTTCGTAATTTACTTGTAATGTTATGCTCTAAAAACTCAATTAATCTATCTGTATTTATTCCACCTTTTTCATATAAATCCCAATTTACAACACCATTAACCGAAATAGCAAATACACCAGTATATTTTTTGAATACTTCTTGTGATTGTGTTTTTATTACACAACGCTTACATTTATTACTATAACAACGATTTCGTTTTTGTAATGATTTTATACTTGTTTCATCAATACAAATAATATCTTCTATTTTGTATTTTTTCACTTCATCATAAAACTCTTTTATTTTTGAATTAATATTTATATCTTTACCAAATCGTTTTACTGGTTCGTGTCTTATTCTTGTGAGTTTCAAAGTTATATTATTATCATTAATTACTCTAAAAATCTGCGTTGTAGATAAATTAGCATCTTTGTATTTGTCTTTGAGTTTTTGGTTTAACTCGTGTAATGTAATTGTTTTATTTTTATTAATTTCATCAACTAATAATTTAACATATTCTTTTTTAACTTTATAAGCAACTGGTTTTCTGTAATGAATATTAACATTTCCTTCATTTTTGTATCTTTCAACCCAACGCATTAAACTTCTTGGAGTGCATTTGAATATTTTACAAACTTCTTCTTATGTTTTATCTTCCACTAAATAATATTGAACTGCTGTTAATTTATAATCATTACTTTTATGAGTAGGCATATATAGTATTGAATTATTTTTTCATAAAATTAATTCATAAAAAAAATTGAATTTTATTATATTGAAGTATTATATTATTACATACAAGATGAGTAATCTTTTACAAACCACGAGTGAAATTGATATTGATAAACAACATATAATAACATTATTTAATACCTGTGTTAAAGGTATTGAAATATGTTTAGAAGGACAAAATATAAACCATTGTGGAAAAGAGGGACATTGGTTAGAAACAAAAATGGGTATAAAGCATAACGCAAAAAATGAACCTGACATTAATGGTTATGAAATGAAAAAATCTTCAAGTAAAACCACACTTGGTGATTTTAGTGCAAGTGAATATGCGTTTTCAGGAAAAAATAAAAGAAACAGCATTAATACTCTCAACAATTGGACTGATGAAATAAAATTAAGCAGGAGCGATTTTATTAAGACATTTGGAAATCCAAATCCAAGTAAGGAAAACAGATATTCGTGGTCTGGAAGTTGTGTTCCAACTTACAATAATTTGAACTCTAACGGACAGATATTAACAATAAATGAAAATAATGATATAATCATTTATTATTCATTTTCAAATGATACAAGAAGTGTAAAAATAGATTTTCCATTATTCTTACAAAACGATAATATTGTAATTGCTTTATGGAAATCATCAAAAATGAAACCACATATTGACAACAAATTTGATAAAAAGGGGTTCTTTATATGTAAAAAAATAGGAAATACATATGAAAAGATTTGTTTTGGTAAAGCATTCAATTTTGAGTATTTTATTGAATGTATCAAAAATAAAAAAGTTATATTTGATAGTGGAATGTATGATGGAAATAGTCGTAATTATTCTCAATTTAGAGGATCATGTTTTTGGAATGAATTAATCACTGAAGAGTATTAATTATATATTTACCAAGATAATAGGCAAACTTACAAGCAACCGCATTACCTATTTGCATAATAATATCTTTATTTGAACCATCTATAATGTAAGTATCAGGGAAACTTTGTATTCTTTTTAGTTCTGTAATTGTCAATCTTCTAATTTCTTTTTCGTTATATTTAACCAACGCATCATAACCATCTTTCCAATATCTCGCAGGAATTGTATATGATGGTTTGTCAAAGTCTAACATTTGTGCCCCAAACCCAAACCCTTTTTCTTTGTTTACACCTTTTTTATTTTCTATTCCTGCTAATGCTTTTTCGCTCAAATAGTATTTTTTATCAACCTCTTCTTTTGGAATTAATATGTTTTTAACTGGTATTCTATCTTGGACTGATTTTATAATGGGTTCTGGTTCTTTTGGTAAAATATTTAGGTCTTTTCTAATCCCTATAATTATAGCGCGTCTTCTATTTTGTGGAACTTCAAAATCACTTGCGTATAATTTATTAATTATGCAATTATAATTTCTATTTAATTGTTCCATTATAATGTCAATAACATTTTCACCATTTGCTGTTTTTTTTGAAAGCATCCCTATTACATTTTCCATAATAAATGCTTTGGGTTTGAAATAATCAAGATATTTCACATATTCCATAAATAGAGCATTTCTTGGATCATTTTTATCCCTTTTTCCAGCAATACTAAAACTTTGACATGGTGGTCCTCCAACCAAAATATCTACATTTTTATTTTCTTTATTGTATAATTCATTAAACTTTTCAGGGGGCAACTGTGTTAAGTCAGCACAATATGCTTTGTGATGATAATTTTTATTATAACTTTCAACCGCTTTGTCCCAAATATCTATTCCAGCAATTACATTCAATCCAGCATCAGTTAAACCTTTTGACATACCACCGCAACCACAAAATAGGTCAATTACATTTAATGTTTTTGTATCAACCTCAATAATTTGCGTATTTTGTGGTGCTATTTCTTCATTTGATAAAATTATTTTAGGTTCTTCAACAACTTTGTTTTTGCCGTTAATTAGTTCTATTAATTGTGATTTATTTTTTGAACTGCACTTTGTAATACCTAATTCTTTACACTTTTCCAATAACTCTAATTTACTCATTTTTGATATATCAATTTGTTCGGTGATGTTAATTGTAATATTGTTTTCTGTATTATTTGAAATCAATTTTTTGTTTAATTCAATCAATTTTTCTTCAACTGCTTTGTCTATTAATGCTTTTATCTTATCAGTTTGTATTTCGCAAGGATTTTTACGAGTTAAGTGTTTATCGTAGTGTGATTTTTGAGAAAAGGTCTTGGCACATTTTTCGCAACTATATTTACCCATTTTAGTTATATAGTATATTAATATTTTATTTTTATATTGTTTAACTAAAAATAACTAAAATAGTTTTTCCTAAATAATATCCTGGGCATAAATGTATATTATTTAATAATTAAAAATCGGCGTTTGAAATGTAAAAAGGTGTAAAAAATAAATTATGTACTCATTTTTATATTTAGAATAACTTTTGGAATACTAATACCAAATACTATATCATCTATGCTGTAAGCAAGTTATTATATGATATATTGTATGACCCTTTCAAAGGATATAATAAGAATACTTTAATACCTTCTAAGGACTACTTAAGGAACCATATTTTGAGTACATAATTAAAATAAAACCTAAAATTATAAAACTTTCCAGAAATTTTCAAAAAAATAAATTATGTACTCGTTTTTATTCACATATTATATTAGTAATTTACAATACTATCTACCCAATCAATCTCTTTTTTGTAATGTTCTGAAGGAGTTTCAAGAATAATTAACGGTTTATGTTTTATATTCTTAAGTAGTTCTAAGAATTCCTTCATAGATTTATTTGGTATTTGACCTTCGAATATTGGTGAATGCTTATCTACCATTGATTTTAAACCCTTTTCACTATTGTTGTAGTGAATGACAGATATATATTTTGCATGTTTTGTAAATAATATTTTAAAAGCATCTATTAATTCATAACCAGCAGACCATACATGTGCTGTATCCAAACATATCCCCAAATACTGTTTTTCATCTTTTTGAAATCCATTAAAGAATTCAGTAAAATCTTGCAAATTCTTCAAAAGTTCAGTTCCTTGTCCCGCTGGTGTTTCAATAATAAGTTTAGTATCTAGTTTATTTTTTTGCATTTCATTCACTATAAACAATATAACATCCTTCATGTTCTTCAAACCTTGTTCATAAGAAAGAGTTGTATGTTTTCCTACATGCAAAACAACACCCACAGAACCTAATAAATGCGATATATATAGTTCGTGTAACAGTAACTGTACCCAATAGCAATCGCCGATAGACAACTCTTTCTTACCGTTTTTAAATTCTTTAGCAATGTTTATAGTGTAAGGAGAATGTATAACTAGTTTAAAGTTGTTTTCCTTTAAATAAAGTTTTACCTCGTCCGCTATATTGATATATTTACTGATATTAACCAATGCAGCACTTCTTGGATTTGAAGCAAATATTTGCAAAGCATTCCCATTGTTTGCCTTGATAGCATTCATAGTGTCTATTAATGTCTTTTCACGATTAATATGTGCACCTATATTGAATGCCATTTTATATTTTCTTTCTTATATATATATCATTTTTTATATAAATCCAAAAAAGTCAAAACATATATTTTACATTCTTTTGATATAAAAATTATAGCATATTTTATATGAAATGAATACTATTTCAGATTATGAAGTAATATTAGATAATTATGTTTATAATTTGAAAGAATTTTCAAAAGTTCATCCAGGCGGTTCAATGATGTTAAATATCTTTGGGGGGAAAGATGCTACTATACATTATTATATGTTGCATAATCATGAAAAATTAAGACCAATTTTAAACAAATACAAATTACGACCTTATAATAATACAAGTAAGTATGATATTAATACAATATTATACAACGATATAAAGACAGAAATAAAAAAAAAGATAAAATATCCTTACGCAAATTTAGAGTGGTATTGTAAATCGTGTAGTATATTAATAATATGTATATATTTAGAATATTCGAATATTTTTCAAGGTTTTACATTGGTTAAAAGTATATTTCAAGGATTTATGATGGCAATGGTTGGATTGTGTATACAACATGATGCAAATCATGGTGCTATTTCTCCAAATGGATATGTTAATATTTTTTGGGGTTATACTCAGGATTTTATTGGTGGGAGCGCTCTATTATGGAAACACCACCATGTTTTACTTCACCATGCTTACACAAATAATATCGAAAATGATCCCGATTTTTCAATAGAAATTATTCGACTACATAGATATATGAAGCTTATGCCATTTCATAAATGGCAAAATATATACATATGGTTTTTATTGCCACTTTTACCTTTTTCATGGCATTTTAAAGAATTATATGATTTGCTATTTATGAAACATTGTAATGAAAAAATATCAAAAATGGCATCAACAGAAGCAAAAATTGCAATTTGTATGAGAATATTTTTCATTTTACGGTTCTATATCATTCCATTTTACTATAACCAATCTTTTTACACTATTTGTTATATGATAGTAACTTTGCTTACTGGTGGATTATATCTTGGAGTAAATTTTATTATTTCTCACATATTCGAAGGAGTATATTATTATAATGTAGAAAATAATGATAAAATAAATTGGTGTAAATTACAAATTGAAACATCTTCATCAACCGGGGGGAGACTTTTGGGATTTTTTCACGGAGGTTTAAACTATCAAATTGAACATCATTTATTTCCTCGTATTTGTCATGTACATTATTATAAAATACAACCTATTATAATGGAATGGTGTAAAAAAAATGATATAAAATATTCTTATTTCCCAAATATTCTTAACAATATTAAGAGTTGTTATAGATATATTGAAAAAATGGGAAATTACTACTAATATTATAGCATGTAACGATGGTTAAAGAATTGTGTTAAATGAAACACAAAAAAAATATTGAACAATCTATTATATTTCAATTATTATATATTTCATCAGTAAACAATACTATACATGTAATACATATAAATACAACATCATTATAATATAAAAAAGATGAAGTATTTGATAGCGTTCCTAGTTTTCATCATTGGTGTAAATGCATATATACCAACGATGCCATTTAATAGATGGTATTGTATTGATTTTGTGAAGAATATTGACAAATCGAAACCATTTTCTTATAATATAGGTGATCTACCGCTTGTATCATGGTTTGATGAAAATGGAAAACCTCATTCTACGGTAAACATTTGTGAACATATGGGATCAAAATTAGACGAAAGTAAAATTTATAAAGGTTGCCTACAATGTCCTTATCATGGTCTGACATACGATGAAAACATAGCATTTGGAGATACAGTTATTTTTCAAGATAAATTATGGTGGTCTTATGAACCAATCAAAGTAAACCCTCCAGCTATTCCATTTTATAATAATAAAAAATTTGAAACATCATTTATTAAAATAGATGTAGATGCATCAATGAGAGATTGTATTCTAAATACAATGGATGTCAATCATCCTGAGTTTATTCATAACAGTGTTTTTGGGTTTGGTAGTAATTTTCCACCAACAAATATCAAAACAATTCAATATCCTCCAAAAGATATGAAAATTGGTTTATCATTTAATTATAAATCTACAAGTAAACTAGCAGACTTAAAAAAAGAACTTCGCCAATCCACTAATTTTCACATTTATGAATTTCCATATACATCGTGGTCAAGAGTTTCACTTCCAACAAATGAACATTTATATGTAAATGTTAATATGCTTCCACTATCTAGAAATAAAACTCGTTGGTTAGTTACATTAAAACATAATTATTGGAAAACTAATGTTGAAAGACATTTTATGAAATTTGCAGCTAATTGTATATTATTTCAAGATCAACAACAAATGAGAAGACAGGCAGATGAGTCTATATTAAAAAGCCTGGTCATAAATAAAACATCGTTAAAAAACGAAGAACATATTATTCCTATAAACAAAATACTGGATAACTACAAATATCCTTCGAATGAATTGGTTGTAATGCTATATAATTACCATTTGACAAAACGATAGGTTTTACATATCTAGAATTATATTAGTATATAATATATAATTTGTTATTTTTTTTATATTAGGTAAATAATTATTACATAGTTATTATATCATAATTTATCGATAAAAGAAATAAGAAAAAAGTTGTTTGCAGATTATAAAAAAATGACATTTAAGAATAATTTTATATTAATTAACAACATACTGACTTGTATTATGTTAGATAATATCTGCTGGGATATTTTGGATACTTATTTTCAAGCAGGTGGTTCGCCTGAATCTTCAAACCCTCTTGTCAAACATCAAATTGATAGTTATAATAAATTCATAGATAATACCCTTGGACAGATTATTGCGGGCTTCAATCCTATCAAGGTTAAGATAGTAAACCCTAAGAATGATGCATCAGATAACGCTTATAATATTTATATTAATATTCTGCAACCAAGTATGACAAAACCTTATTATCAATTACAAGACGGGACACAGACTATCATGACGCCTTATATTGCTAGAATGAACAATTTAACATATTCTAGCAGTTTATATGTTGATGTACATGTAGTGACAGAAATTACAAATAAAGATGGTGTAATTGAAAAGTTTGATAAAACTGTAAATGGAGTATATATTGGAAAAATTCCAATTATGGTTAAGTCTAAGCTTTGTGTCCTGAGCCAAATGCAAGGTATTGGTGAAGAAAATAATAGCGAATGTATTTATGACTTCGGAGGATATTTTATTGTAAACGGAAATGAAAAAGTTCTTATATCTCAAGATAGAATTAATGAAAATAAGACATTGGTATTTCATCCTAACAATAATGCAGAAGGTCTTTATGCAGAGATTAGATCTATGTGCGACACATCATATCTACCACCAAAAACAACAAGTTTGAATATGAGTGGTAAACTGAACCATATGGGAAGAATTATTCGAATGAATACTTCATTCTTGCGTACAGAAATCCCAATCTTTGTAGTATTTAGAGCACTTGGAATTATCAGCGATAAAGAAATTATTCAACATATTGTATATGGTCTTGATAATGAAAATAATCAGCGGATTATCAATGAACTTATGGCATGTTGCGAAGATGCTTGTGATATTAATACACAAGAACAAGCTGAAAATACCCTTATTAAAATCATGATAGGTGCTAATAAGAATAATGATAATAAGACTTTGCTACATAACAATTTAATGAACGATTTTCTACCTCATGTTGGTAAGAGTTATCGACGTAAAGCCTTGTATCTCGGGTATATTATTCGCAAAATGGTTCGTATTTACCTAGGTTATGACACATATGATAATAGGGATTCGTATATGAATAAGCGTGTAGATACTCCAGGTATTTTAATGAGTAATCTATTTCGTCAATGTTATGGAAAAATGACAAAAGAATTGAAACTAGTTATTGAAAAAGAGTTGAACCTATGGCGTGGAAATGGAAATACAAGAAACTCTGAAATTATAACAGATATTAATATTCATAGGTTCTTTAAACAATCACTTCTTGAATCATGGATAAAATACTCACTTTCAACAGGTAACTGGGGTATTAAAAGTATTGGTAGTTTTCAAAACATCAGACAAGGTGTATCTCAAGTACTTAATCGTATGTCTTATGCTAGCACTCTTTCACATCTACGTCGTATTAATACTGCTATGGAAAAAAACGGTAAATTAGTTCAACCAAGAAAACTAGATAATTCTCAAATTGGTATGATTTGTCCTGCAGAAACTCCTGAAGGAAGTTCTGTTGGACTTGTGAAAAATATGGCTCTTAGCACGAGTATTTCTATATCTATGAATAGTACACATATTAGAAAAATTTTAGTTGAACTTGGTGTTATCGTGTATGATGACAGATACTCATCAAATAATCCCGAATATTCTTCCATTGATTTCTTGAAAAATATGGGTAATCCAGACAACATTTATATAATGGTAAATGGAGATATTATTGGATATTATGACAAACCAAATACTCTTTATCTAAAACTAAAGCATTATAAAAGATGTGGAATTATTTATCCAATGACATCAATTATCTGGAATATTCAAAAGTCATATATTGCTATCAGTACAGAAGCAGGTAGAATGTATAGACCGTTATTTATTGTAGATATTGATCCTATTACACAGAAGAGAGAGCTCCGTATCAATAGAATTTTAAAAAGAAAGAATTTGACATGGGCTGAATATATTAATGATAAACATTTCGATTATTTCATAGTTCCAAATGAAACATCTAAATATCCAAATGATCCAGATTTCTATTTGGATGAAGAGGGATTTATTGAATATATGGACTGTGAAGAAATCAATTATGCAATGATAGCTACATTTCAAACAGATTTAGATAAAGGTATTAAAGGAACTGCATATCCTCCGTTTTACACCCATTGTGAAATTCATCCTAGTCTTATGAATGGAATTCTTGGTGTAAATATCCCTTTCAGCGATCATAATCAATCCCCTAGAAATTGTTATCAATGTATCAATGAAAAAGAAACAGTATATATGAGTAATGGTACTTTCAAAATGATCAAAGATGTTAAAGTAGGTGATAATGTAGTATGTTTCAACCCTGAAACCATGGAAAACGAATATACAACTGTAGTAAATCATTACAATAGAATAACATCTAAAATGGTTTATAATGTATTGACTATTAGTGGTAGAAATTTAATTGCAACGTATGATCACAAGTTCATGACAAATGAAGGTTGGGTTGTATCAGATGATTTCAAACCTTTCAAAACAAAACTAGGTATCTTTATGAAATCTAATCTTCATGGTGTTAATGTAAAAGATTTCCAATTATATGAAAATATTGTAGATTTCGACACAAATATGTCAAGTATTTATAAAGATATTGGCTTGATCCCGTTGCATAATAATAATAAATTTATTAATGTCATTGCGAGAATTGCAGGATCTTATTATGTTACGCAAGGACAATTTAAAAATAAAAAAGATACAAAGGATTTTAATAAAGATGTAAAACTGATTGGATTTGAGTTCTATGGTATGTATGATACAAATTTCATGATATATATGAAACAATTAATAAACGATATTTCTTGGATTTCTAAATGTTCAAATATTACACAATTAGAGTTTTTGAGTGGGTACCTGTCTGCCAAGTTCTCAAGTGCCTCCGAATTAAGTGATAGTAGTAAGATTAAATGGGCAAATACACCTAATGAAATCTACCAAATTTTGCAAGAAAACTCAATTGTATCAATGAATAATTACTTAGATTATCATAAATATTTTCAAAACATCGGTTGTAGATATAATTCAACTCTACTTCAAGAGCTAGCAATTATCAATGAATATTATCTTTACACAGAATATAAAGATAGAATTGGACTTAAAGATGAAAAATATACATTTGATAATTGGAAAGAAATTGTAAGTGTTAAAGGAGATATTCTATTTGTCCCATTTCATGAAAGATACAAGAGCGACAATCAAAAAATCTCGGATATTACTGTAAAAAGTAATAACCACAGCTTTATTGGTGGGAATTCATTTGCAATCAGTAATTGTGCAATGGGTAAACAAGCACTCGGTATATATATGAGCAATTTTAATAAACGTATAGATACTATGGGAAATATTTTGAATTATCCACAAAAATCACTTGTATATACGAAGCTATCAAAATACACAATGGCTCATAAATTACCATCTGGTGTAAATGCTATCGTTGCTATTATGACGCATACTGGATTTAATCAAGAAGATAGTATTATGGTAAATCAATCCGCATTGGATAGAGGATTGTTTACAAGTACCTATTATAAAGCTATGCGTGATGTCTGTAATAAAAACCATAGTACTGGTGAAGAAGAGATATTTACTAACCCTACAAATATTACTTCTCTAAAACCGTATTCATATGACAAATTAAACGAAGATGGATTTATTTCTAAAAATACCCATGTACAAGGAAACGATGTATTGGTTGGAAAAGTAATGCCTAAAAAAGCAAACGGTATTATTGCGTATCAGGATAATAGTCTCACTATGAAGACTAACGACGACGGATATGTTGATATGAATTATTCAGGTGTAAATAGTGAAGGCTATAAATTCTGTAAAATTCGTATCAGAAAAAATAGAAAGCCTGAAATTGGAGATAAATGTGCAAGTTGTAGTGCTCAAAAGGGTACAATTGGTATGATATATAGACATCAAGATATGCCTTTTACAAAGGATGGTGTAGTCCCTGACATTATAATGAACCCACATGCTATACCATCAAGAATGACAATGGCACAATTGATGGAATGTATCATGGGTAAAGCAGGATGTCATATTGGAGCTTTTGGAGATGCAACACCATATAATGATTGTTCTGTAGAGAGTATTGCAAAAGTACTAGAATTGTCAGGAATGGAGAGGTATGGTAATGAAATCCTTTATAATGGAAGAACTGGTGAACAAATCAAGACAGAAATCTTTATTGGTCCAACATATTATCAACGACTTAAACATATGGTTTCAGACAAGGTTCATTGTTTTGCAAAAGGTCATGAAGTATTGACAACAAAGGGTTGGGTAAATATTGAAGATATTTCAAAAGACGACAAGGTTGCAACCCTTGATAACGGAAAAATGGTATATACACATCCTTTAGAAATCCATCATTATCCAGAATACAAAGGTAAAATGTATAGAATTAATAACAATTCAATAGATTTAAATGTAACAGCAAATCATAGAATGTATGTCAAAACATATTCTAATGATCAAAGCTATTGGAATGACTATAAATTAGAAAAAGCAGAAAATATTGTAGGTATGTGTGTTAAATATAAGAAGAATGCTATATGGGATATGACAGATTATCAGTTTACTATGCCCGCAGTTGAAGAATACGAACCTAAAAAAGTATCAATGGATGCTTGGATTACATTCTTTGGTATTTGGATGACAGACGGTTATCTCACTAATGATAAAAATGTTAATTTCAGACTTAGTACGTGTACTGATAAAAAATATATAATTGACGAACTTGATAAATCTATTACACAACTCGGATACAACTATAGCATTTGTGAAGATAAATTAGAAATTTATGATATGCAGTTGTACACATATATGACACAAGTTGACACTAATAGACTTGCCGAGTGGGTATGGGAACTTAGTCAAGATCAGGTTAGAAAACTAATATATTCAATGCAATTAGCAAATAATACTTTGGAAAAGTTTGAATACATTACGTGTTCAACTGGGCTTGCTGATGACTTTATGAGACTATGTTTGCATGCTGGTTGGAGTGGTACTAAATCACTTTATACACAAACAAATGAAGATAATGATCTCTGGAAAATAGAAATCAATAAAACGAATAATGAGCCTTCAGTAAATAATAAAGAAGATACTTGTGAAGAAGAGCTTTATGATTATGAAGGACCAGTATATTGTATTAGTGTTTCAACAGAAGTATTTATGGTAAGAAAAAATGGCAAATGTGTTTGGACTGGAAATTCTAGAGGTAGCAATGGTCCAATTGTAATGCTAACTAGACAGCCAAGCGAGGGTCGTGCACGTTGTGGAGGGCTTCGTCTTGGAGAAATGGAAAGAGATTGTTTCTTATCACATGGAACTGCTAATTTCTTAGCAGAGCGTATGTTGCACGTATCAGATAATTATAGAGTATTTATTTGTAAAAAGTGTGGACTGCATGCAAATGTTAATACAGACAAAAATATTTATAATTGTAAATATTGCAAAAATAATACAGATATTGCACAGGTTCGTATGCCTTATGCATTCAAATTATTAAATCAAGAATTGTATACTATGAATGTCATGATGAGATATATTTGCAATTAACAAATTGGATTTATCTTATCACCTATAATTTTAACAAGTGTATTATTATTTTTATAATGTTCTTTGTAATCAAAAGTACATTTATGGTCTATTCTATGAATGTTGCAAAATAGCTTATCGCATCTACATCTACATACTACTGTTTCTACTAAACTAATTTTTTTACTACATATACTGCATTTTTTACAATTTGTCATAATTCTCATATACTTGTATATAACAAATCTTTATGCATCTTTACTTGCAAACTTATAAAGTATGACATATTTTTTATTATTATGATGAATTGTTTTTATAAAAATATTGAAATTATTTACCAAAAGGATATATAAACATAAGCCTTATTTTTACTTATAAGATGGGAGATAACTATAAATTATATAACATATTAGGTATTGATAGAAATGCATCACAAGATGATATCAAAAAAGCTTATAAAAAACTAGCGTTTGAATTTCATCCTGATAAAAATAAGGGAAATTCAGAAGCTGAAACAAAGTTTAAAGATATTTCAAATGCATATAATATTCTAAGTGACGAAAATGAAAAATCAAAATATGATGCTGTAGGAGACAATCAATATAATAACGGAAATGGTGGACAAAATCAAAATTTTAGACATCAAGATATATTTGAAGCATTCTTCAAAGGTAGAGGAGGACCATTTGGTGGTCATTTTGATGATGGTGGTGGGTTTGAAGAACATTTTTTTAATTTTGGTATGGGTGGAAGAGGGTCTCAAGGTCCTAAAAAATGCGCATCAATTGAAAAAACTATATCACTTTCCTTAGATGAAGTTTACGAAGGTGTCAATAAAAATATGGTTATTACATTGCGTAAATATTGTCACAATTGCAATAAAACATGTAATAAATGTGACGGTCGTGGTATCATACAACAAATGAGAAATTTAGGTATTATGCAACAAATTTTTCAAGGTCAATGTGATAAATGTGAAGGATCTGGTGTTATTATAGAAGGTAAACCATCTTGTAAAGAATGTAATGGTAAAGGTATATATACAAAAGATCAAAATGCCACTCTTATTATACCTCCTGGTGTTGACGAAGCGTATAAATCTGTATTCCCAGATTTAGGAGAACAACCAAAGACATCAAACCAAAAGGCAGGAGATTTGTTTTTGAATATAAAAATAGAAGAACATAAAAGTTTTATTAGAAAAGGAAATGATTTGCATTATAAATGTGATATTTCTTTTATAGATTCAATAATTGGAAAAGATATTAGTATTCCATATTTTAAAGAAAATATAATGTTAAATACAAAGATATTTGGAGTTTTAGCACATCATAAAAAATATCTGATTGAGAGGAAAGGTTTACCAATAATAAATACAGGAAATAAAGGAAATATGTTCATAGAATTTAATATTAACTATCCTAAGATTAAAAATAACAATAAGGTTGATGATCTTAAGAAGCTTCTTGAAGAAGTATTTATTTAATCGTATTATTATATATTTATATATTTTACTAATTTTAATATTTTTTATTACTAAAATGATATAATACTTACATTATATCAACATTTAGGTATTGTATTACGAGATAATAACATAACAAGAAAAAGAACTAAACATCAGCATTTTCCAAAAACAAGATATGGTATTGAAACTGACAAAAAGAAAGAACTTGATACTTTTTATAATGAAATTATAAAATATCCATTAGATAAAATTATTTGTTTAGATGAAACTTCAAAGGTATAAATGTTTATTTTGTTCAGCTGCATTAAGTATATTGTATATAGGATATAATGGAGTACCATCTTGATACACCCCATATTGTTTCACAAATTTTGCTAATTCAAGTGATACTTCATCATTTAAAACTTTGAATGTAGGGGTAGTAGTAATATATTTATATTTCACATTCGATATTTTCTCTTTATCTATATATTTATTAACATTATCATCATCTAAAAAATTAGCATATAAGTAATCCATGTCATATAAGTTGCAATATTTGAAAGCATTAAAATTAAGGGCATCATTTCCAATATCTAACGTAACATTGTTCAAGTATTCAGGATCTCCATAGTTTATTTTTGTAGTTAATTTGTTAAAATTGTATTCAAGTTTAATAACATACTTATCTATAATATTATCAATATTATCTTCGTGAACAATCAAAATACAGTAAATAAATGGATAATCATTGCTTGTATTATAATTAACTATATCACGTATCTTTACACATCTAGATAATTTATTTGCAGATCTATAAACATAATCCCAATATATAATAATTATAATTATAAAAGCCAAAAATATGAATAATATTGTTAAAAAAAACTCATAATATTCATATTTATCATTTATTACATTATTTAATATATTTACATTTGAATATGTAAGTAATGTAATATACTTATTGGCATAATATATATTGTTTATAAGTAAAAGCGATAAATATTCAAATAGATACTTTCTTGTTTCTGTTCCTGTTCCTGTTCCTGTTCCTGTTCCTGGTTCTTTTATAATATCATAAATGTCTTTAAAACTGATTAATAAACTATCATCAATATCTTTAATTGTATCGTAATCATCAAAATCTGTATTTTTCATACCAAATTTGTCTTTAAATTTTTTAATATAGTCATTAAAATTTTCATCTTTAATTGTACTATCTTCAGTCATTTCTTTATATTATATAAATGGTGTATTCTAATAGAATATTACAATTTAAAAAGTCGATATATATTTTATATAGTCATAGAGTTTTTTTTTTCAATAGCATTTAATATGTTATCGATTGGGTAAATATATGTTTTTGTATTTTTAGCATATTGTTTCACAAATTTTGCAAATTCGCGCGCAATATCATTATTTACTACTTTATTTTTTGCATTAACTGCTATAAATTTATACTCGTTATTTGTGATGATATCGAGATTTATACTATCAATAGTATTTTGTTTCATTTCATTCAAATCATAATAATTGAATGCTTTTTGTTTTTGATCAAATAATTTTACATTCTTGAAATACTCATCTTCCCCAAAAATTATTTTAGTAGTTTTTTTTTCAAAATTATATTCTAGTTTTATAACAAACTTATCTAAAAGTTTATCTGTATTGTTTTCATGAATTATCATAACGTTATACACAAATGGTGTATCATTATAAACATTAGTATCAATTATATATAAAAGTTCATTACATTTTGATAATAATTTAGCAGATTTATATAAATGATCCCAATACAGTATTATACCTAACATAAGAAGTAAAGATATAAATAATATATGCATCAAGAACTGATAATGATTATATTTTGAACTATATGTTATATTAACTTGATAAATAAATCTAGGTAGTAGATTTATAAGAGGTGTTATTATTAATAATAGAATTTTATATATATATACTAATTTATTTCGAATTTCAGTATCGTCCATCAATCTAATTAAATATATATAATTTATTATTTAATTGTTTACTCAGGTAAAGTAGCAGTTTCAATTTTAATATTGTAACTTACATTACCTAATTGTATATTCATTTTTTTAGCCTCATTTTGAAATATTACATTCATTCTATCATACTCGCTCATTTCTGGTGTAATACTTATAAGACTTTTGTATGTTTCTGCTAAATTTCTTTCATCAATATATTGCAATGTTTTTTGCTTAAAAACATTAACTGTATCTTGAGGATTTGCAAAATTTTCCATACTGCTTAACATATTGTCAATTTCACTAGGTTTAAGTTCTAATTCAGGTTTAATTGCTTTGGCGATATCTATTATTCGATCCTTTGTAAATTTTACAATAATAAAAAACAATTTTCCAAACATTTTTACAACACTTTTTGGTAACCATCTTGCGATAGTATCGATGATATCTGTTATAAGTTGAAAAATACCAGCTTCTTCCAACTGTTTAAATGGAGGGACAGTTTCTAATATAATAGGACCGAAAATTGGTATTTTTTTTAATATGATCCATATTATATAAATTATTATCAAAACAACTAATATTATTACAAAAACACTTGTTATTGCAATTAATACAAATGTAGAATAAAGTATACTCCAAATTATTATTGGTAAAATCATTAAAGGGTTATTAAATCCAAATGTATATTTTCGAAAATATGAGAAGGGTGGTATACATAAGTATAAATATAAAAGTTTAACAATTATTCCGATACAATAATATAATATAATTCCAATAATAATGTATACAATAATTGATATGGGATCAGTTTTCATTCTTCTTTATTTGTAAACAAGAAGTTTTTACTTACACTAGAACTATTCTTCCATCTTCAGTAATACGAAAGTTTTTGGGTTTGAGTATATTTGCTATATTATCACCTTTATGAAGATTTTCAAAATCGTATGCCTGAATGATTTGTGATTTAATATTTAATACATCCTCATTATAATGTAAATTATGAGTATTCATAAAATTATCAAATAATTCATCAAGTGTTTCATAAAAATTATTACCCATATTTTGTAATATCTATATGATAATAACATCTAATCATTTTTTTATAGATGGTCTTATACAAATGTACATTTTGTTTCTTGTATATTCTAATATATGTGGAAAAAATGATAATTATATTATATATCTTATAATATATCAAAATGTCTATCAAGAAGAACCCGTGTATTAATTATCCTTCTTGTACATATACAGGTAAAGAACAATCACCATTAGGATTTGGATTATCTGCAGAAGGATATGCTGTCAATTCTGTAATCGAAGGGAATGATAAACATTATTGGGTAGTTGAATTTAAAAATAATAAGAAAGTTTGGGTAAAGAAAGATCAACATTTCCGAATTACACCGGAAGAACCTGTTATTAAACCTATAGACACGGAAACAATTATACAACATAATACAGAAACAGTATCAAGTGTAACTGGAAAGAAAACTACAGATTATAATCTATATTTATCATATCGATTGAAACAATTGAAAGAATTATCAGTAGATGCCGACAATAAAACAAATTTTAACAAGGTCATAGAAGAATGGAAGGTAATTAAAAACAAACCTGAAATGTTAAAGGATATATTAGAAGAAGCAAAAAAATATTCTGAACTAAAACCTATCAAAAAAGTTACAACAAAACCTATCAAAAAGGTATCAGTAAAATCTTCAAAAGATATTGAATTACAATCAGATATCGTTTGTGAATTACAATCTACAAATGACATTGATAAATCAAAAGATACTAAAACTCAAAAAAATGCAGATATATGTAATGTTGAACAAACAGTACCACAAACAATATATAGTACTGATGTAACTGATGTACAAGTTGTACAAAAGACTAAAAAAACTAGCAAAAAAGAGAAAGACTGTAAATAAAAAATGACATAATATTCATATAAAATATTAGATTATATATTATATAATAAGATATGCATCTTATAAAATTCACTAATGATAAAAATATCATTCTGATAGATACAAGTTATTACGTATTTCATAGATATTTCTCTACATATAGATGGTTTACATATCAAAAATTAGAAGTGTCAATTGAAGATATAGTAAATAATAATGTATTTATTGATGCATTTTATAAACACTTTCAAAATGATTTGAAAAAAATATGTAAACGTTGGAATACAACTACGTCAAATATTTTATTCTGTATGGACTGTATGAGATGCGATATATGGAGAAACGATGTGTATAATCAGTACAAAGCATCAAGAACTCAAAGTCATAATTTTAATAGAAAAATATTTCCAATTTTCTATGATTATATTTCAAAATTAAACCTTCAATCTTTGAGCCATGAACGTCTTGAAGGTGACGATATTATTTATCTAACACAAAATATGTTAAAAACAACATCACAGTCTGCAAATATTGTAATTATAGCAAATGATAATGATTTTCTACAATTAATTGATGAAAATGTTAACGTTTATAATATGCAATTTAAGGATCTAAAATTAAGAGGAACTAGTAATCCTAAAGTAGATCTTCTAATTAAAGCAATATATGGTGATCGTAGTGATAACATCCCAAAAATTGGATCTGGTATTACAAAAGAAAAAGCATTATCAATAGCATCTATGTCAGATGAAGAACGAGTAGAATTTATGAAAGAAAACCAAATATATGAAAAATTTATATTTAACATGAAGCTTATTTCTTTTGATAATATTCCTAAAGAATATATTGCAAAATTTAAAAAAACTACAAAAATTTCTTTAATGTAAATATTCAATGAAATCATTGACGCTAATCAAAAAGTTATTTGTCTCTCATTTTTTTCGATTGGTGTAATTATACATGTCCTATATCAAAATTATATAAAACTTGCGACATATTACTATTTTCACACTCAAATCCACATTCCTTATTATCATATACAGCAATATTAGTAATTTCTTTTATGGTATTATTATCGTGATGTGAATTATCTCTATTGTATCTTTTAATGGTTGGGTTAGGTTTGTAATTGTCTGATACTGTACCCTTTTGTTTAAATATATTTAAATATTCCTTGAATATGGTAATATAATTACTGAATGTGTAGTTATGTATATATACATCTAAATAGGTAGGAATATTATAATGATGATAATGTTTCTTTATTTTTCTCTTCAAAAATGAAGGAATATCATATTTTGCATTTTCAACTAAAAATGTGAACTCAAACAATATAAATTTTACAAAATCATTATCAAAATCTTTATTCAATGATGTCTCGGTTTCTATAGCATTATAAAGTCTAAGATAATTATCAGCATATATTTGAAAGAAAATTTCTTTTTGAGATAATTCAAATAGATAAATAATAAAAACGTTTATACATATAATAAAGTTGAATACCATTCCAGATTTAATAATTATATTCATATCATTAAGTGTTTTGATTTTGAGAGTATATATATCAGTTGTAGTATTTATATATGCAGAATTAATAACAGATAATGAAGCAGATAAAACCATATTTGTAACAGTATAAAAAATCTTTAAATTATGATAAAAATCATATGTTTTTTTACTTGCTATATACATAACAAAAGTATAATCTTTGTAAATTTTTAGCGATGAATTGAGGTCTTCATTATAGGAGATATATACCGAATTTTTTTTCTTCATATCTCCTATTTGTATTTATTTATAATTTATCGAGTAAATATAAAAAAATGACATGAAATATACTTCCGTAAAGTATATTTGTTTAAACAATACAAATAGTTATCATATAACGTAAATCTAGTGTTATGGAATGTACGAAATGTAAATTAAGAAAAGATATATCAGAGTTTTCATTCAAAAATAAAATAGATCAAATATATTATTTATATTGTGATATATGTAGACAAAATACAAATAGTATTCGCGAAAAATATAAACAAAAAGCGAAAGATGATTATGAACTTAAAAAAATAGTAAATAGTATTCATTGTGATTGTGGTTCAAACTTTGTATGTTTCCGAGATTTTCATTTAACAAGACATTTGAATAGCAGAAGTCATAAAAAATATGTATATGAAAACCTGCGTGTTTAAGGTTATTAAACAAATACATCCGTATAATAATACCATGCTTCAAAAAAAATATAAAAATAAAAATAGATGATCTAGAGTAATATTCTTTATGGTACATATATCTACAGATATAGACATATTTATTGAAAAAATGTTGATTTTATTACCACAAGATATAGTTTTATATATTGTAAAAAAATATATTTACTTACCAAAAAATAAGTTAGTTATTTATAATCAGAAACAATTTTACAAACAATTATTGATACAATTAGTTTTTGTTTCAAATATTATTTTCGTTGATAGAAATTGCTGTATATACATTGATAATAATAATATAGTAATTTCAAACAATTGTGATAATGTTCAATTATACGGAACTTCAAATTATATCACGAATATAACAGATAATTTTACATATGATATATACACAAGTAATATTAATGATTATGATATACCATATTCAATATCAAGTAATAATAATTCCAACTTACTAAATGAAATAAATAACAACCTAAATTACATTTCACAATATATTGATATGTACGATTTAGAAAACACCTGTAATATATTATATAGTTCTATATATAATACAAGTAATATTGTATTAAATACATCACATCAAGATATGGATGATATTACCTTTTATATTTTATATACTTAATTATTAGAAGAATTATGAATAATTATAAACTGCCAGAAAAATCTGGATATACTGTGTATAGTATTTCTGGATGCAAATATTGTGATATGTGTATTAAAAATATGAAAGATAAATCAAAAAAAAACCATATAGTTACTTGCGATTCTTATATAAATACACTTAGAAATAGGGATAAATTTTATAAGTTTATACATAAATATACTATTATACCGTATATTCATTTTCCTATGATTTTTTATGATGGTAAATTTATTGGAGGATATAAAGAACTTAGAAAACATAAGGATCTCGTATAATATAAATATTTTTTACATACATTTTACCATATATGTTTGATTAAGAGAATACCCCATTTTTTTATAATAACTTCTAACACCAGTTCCACTAATAATGGCAATCTTTGAAAAGCCATTTTCTTTTGCGATTTCTTCAGCCTTTTGTACAAGCCTTTTTCCATAACCTTTATGTTGCATAGAATTTTCAATATTGTTACCAACATTATTGAGATTTGAATATACATGCAATTCGCGAATAAGAGCGCAATTATATAATACAGGAAGAACATTGTCGAAATTATAATTTATACGAAGTCTTAAGAAACCAATTAAATAATTATTTTCACATGTACTATCAAAACTAATGTGATATTCGTCACCGTCGGATGCCCTATATTTTTCAACGTTAATTACAACATTTTCAGGTGAAACAAAATTACCTTTTACTTCACGACATCTAATACATTTACAGCTCCAAGAGTATTTGCGCATATCATCTTGTAGTAATTGTCGCATATTAACATATTTTTTTGAATATCCTCCTTCAATATAATGACTAGGGATATCTCTAATAATTCTATTTAGCCTCTTATATTTTTGAACCTTTTTTTTGAATTCTTTAATTAATTCATATAATAGAGTATCATCATATGGAATATAGACACCTTCGTCAAACCATTTTTTAATTTTAGTAAAAGGTACGATTGCCGTAGGATAGATTTTATATTGATCTACTTGTATTCTTTCGTCATATAAAACCTCGTTTAGCATAGTTTCATCAATTTCATATGATGCACCTGGTAAATTTGGCATAATATGAATATCAACCTTATAACAATTGTTTTTAAGTAATCTAATAGCATCATATACACATTCTATGTTATGTCCTCTATTAATTTTCTTTAGAATATTATTATTTGTATGTTGAACTCCTAATTGAATACGGGTACAGTTATATCTTCTAAAATTTTTAATTTCATCTAATGTAATAGTATCGGGTCTTGTCTCTAGTGTTAAACCTATAATGTGCACTTTTGCGGTTTCGTTAATAGTTATCTCATTTTCTAAGCTTTCAATGGGTCGCTTTGGGCTTATATCAAAGTATGTATTTGCTGCATAATAAAGTTCTGTAATAAATTTATCTTGATATGATCGCGGATATTCAGACCATGTACCGCCTAATACAATCAATTCTAGTTTATCAGGTACATGTCCCATATTCATAAGGGCGGATATTCTGGAATTCATTTGTCTAATTGGGTCAAAACCATTATCGTTTGCTCTTAAAACAGCAGGTTCAGAATATAGATAACTTCTTGGTTGCGGTACCCATTTATTCCCTTCGTGAGCAGGTTCGTTAGGACAATATGCACAGTCGTGTTTACATGAAAATCTAGCAATTCTCTGATTACCTTCTTCATCTATATATTCGGGATGTGCAGATGTTAATACTGTAATTACTAAGACGCCAGAATCAGATTTGCATTTTTTCTTTGTAATAATAGTCTTGAGAGCAATATCATCTAGATTTAAATTGTTATATATTTTAATTAAATCTGAGTGTGACAAAGTAATTTTATATGATCGTTGGATGTTTTTTTTGAATTTTTCTAGATCATCTTTATTTTTAATTTCGTCTTTGTGATTATAGAATTCATCTATAATTTCTTGTTTGATTTCAGAAGGAGGTTTATGAGTAATAACGTCCTCAATGTCTTTTACTTGTGTAGATGGTGACATACATGATGATGATGTAGTAAAATAATTTCTTATAATCTGAAAAATAGACATTATTGCATTTAATATCAAATATACTATCATTTTTTTCAATATATATAAACATTATTATGTAAAATACATTAAAGTGATTAAAATTCTTAATGATTTTGGACAATATATGAAAGTTTTATTATATTGTTCTGATAAAAAAATAAAGTTACTAGGAATTAATCTACACTTAAAACTATTTACGAAGATAAATAAATTATAATAATTAAACTGGTTTTACATTCATAAAGTTTTGAAATTTTTCAACACTATTCTTAACATCTTCTATTTTAATTAACAGGTTATATATGTTTTTGGATTTCATAAAAATATTCTTATCATCTGGATTATTGTTAGAAGGTATTTCAGTGGGAATATTAGTAGTTCTCACTTTTTTTCTTGGAAGTTCATCTTCGTCCATTCGTTCGCTTTCATCTATACCAATTTTATTTAATAAATCAGGAATTATGCCTTTATCAGATGTTTGTGATTTTATTAATGTATTTTTATATTTTTTTAAATCTCTACTAATATTTTGGAGTTGTTCAATTTGTTTTATTTGTTTTATTTGTTCCATTTTTTCCCTTGGTTTCATTGGTTTCATTGGTTTCATTGGTTTCATTAGTTTCATTTTTTTCATATTTTTCATTTGTAATTTACTTTTACTTATACTTGTATTTACAAAAGCTATTAAACTATCTTGTCCTGAATATTTATATTCTGTTTTTAATAGGTTAATAATGTTATCTATATCGGTAGAAATTTTACCTATATTTGTAGCTAGAGTTGTATCAGTTATGTTTTGAGATTTTTCTTCTAATAGAGGTTTTATTTTTTGCTTTACATTTTCTGTTAAATTATGCAAAATAATTAAAATAAATTTAGATACTTCATATATGCTATTATAATTACTTAGAATTGGAAATGTATTTCTAATTTTATCACAATCTTCTTGAGATATATTGTTTTTTATACAAATTTTATTGATCTCTAATTCATTGTCGTACATTAATGCCTTATATATTCGAGGTTCAATTTCTAGTCTAAAAAGCTCTTTAAATTGTGTTAAATCAGTGTTATCAGGTATATTTTTAATTTTATCAATTATATCATATTTAATTGATAAAAGAGTATTCGTATTATAAAATATTATCTCATAAAAAGCTAATATTTTTTCAAGTTCTTGCTCTGCATTTTTTATATCGTCGGTATTTTTTGAAGAAATCTCTTTTTTTAATATATGTTCTAGCAAATTGTTTTCTGTATTTGTTAAATCAGAAATCATATCACTTAAATTATATGATGTTCTTATAGGTCTTATAGAACTTGCAGGTCTTGCAGATTTACTGTTTTGTATTTCATATAAAAAAGCTCTTGTATCTATTATATAGTTAATCATATTTGAAGAAAATTGTTGTAATGCTTTATAAATGCTTTGATCAATATAAAAATAATAGATAATATATATAATATCATAACAGTAGTTCAAAGCTTCCTTAAATATATGCATACCATCAAAACACGCTTTTTGAATAAGTTGTTTATTAATTTTTTCTTTATTTACACCAGTATATTGTAGATAATGTGTATATAACTCATTTCTTTTAGTATCAAAATATTTTATTATTAAATTTTTTATATTTTCTAAATTATATCTTGCTAAATTTGTATCCATTGTTATAAAATGTTTTAATATTATATCATAAACATTTACAAATTCAATAAATATAGTTCTAATAGGATCATTCGGATCATTATGAACGTTGCCAATTATTGAATAAAACTTTAGAACAAAGTTAAAAAAATTTAATTCATTGTTTTCAAACAAAATATCATCTTTTGTTTTATCTGTATTATTTGGAGTTAAAATTTTGCGAATATGTTCTGATGTATTCTCAATATTTATAATACAATTCTGGATATATGTAATCAATGTTGTATTATTTGCTATATTTGTTATTTGTTTGATGTTATTTATAAAATCGTTTTTTAAATATGTTACTATAACATTCTCAAAATACGAAAAATTAAACTTTTTATCTCCTGTAAATATTTGAAGCTGGTGATAATTTTCATTATCATTTTTTGGTGTAGAAGAACCAATTATAGTAGGAACATCATTTATTACACTATAAAATGCTGAAAGAAAATCTCCAGATACAAAACATGTAGTAGAATTATTTTTTGTATTATTATTCATATATTTACAATAAAGAGCTTGCCCCCAATCACCTGATTTTTTAAGATCATACAAAATTTCTTTTATTTGTTGAAAGCTTAATACATGTGATAAATGTGATTTCAAATATATATGACAAATAAATAATAAAATCAATGTTTTTAATTCATCGTAAGTACTATATTTATTTAAATATTCATCAGTTGTTAAATTTTTACCAAGTTGTGTGGAAATACTTTCACCCTTTAAAATGTTAATTACAGTATTGATATTATTTATACTAAAACCATTTATATCACAAATAATATATATTTGGTTTTCATTATTTTTTCTTATATCAAAGAATTTGCTTTGTTTTATAAATTTGATAAATTTATCATAAGTGTTTTTTATACTATCTAATTTGGATGCTTCAAGTTTAGTAAGTATAATTGATATTCCTTTAAATTTTTTTTTTTCACAATTCAAACTAATATTTAAATATTCTTTTGTTAATTTTCTAAAGGCAAATTCATTTTCTAGTTTTTCATGATTGGTATTTTTTAAGTTATATATTATATTTATTCTATTTATCGTATCTATATCACTATTACAAGGATATGCATCTGATGTTTCTTCAAATGTGCTAATAAGAGGATCCCATCTTTTTTCAAATGGAATTACTTTTTTTGAAATTTTGTCTAATATATTTGTTTGGAATGATTTCCAATGATCTGAACCAATATTGTTTATATGGATATCTTGTAAGTAGAAATTTTGTAATTTATCTTGATCTTTGAATAAGTATTGTTTAATAGTAGATGGAACATCTTGATCAACTATAAATTTGTTTTTATTTAAGGAAAAAGTATTTATATTATTTTTTATATATATTTTTAAATTATATATATGGTTTCTTATATAATTCTCATTATTATTTGTTGCATTCTGTATTAATTCATGAACTATACGCGATTCTTCAAAAGGTTTTTTTGTGTATAATTCTTTCAATTCTGGTGCAATAGTAATACCATTTATTTTGTTATTATTTATAGGATATTCTATATTGAAATCGTGCTTAGTATCAAATAAATGCCATACATTAATAATATCATTATATTTATATATTTTGTTACCACCATAACCTCCTTTTAATTCTTCCACTGTATTTTTAGGTGCACTCGAAGATGTTATTGATGATTCAAAATTAATTTGTCGCGCAACATCATCTGTATCATAACCACTTAAACTAGAATCATTTTTTTCAATGCGTTTTTCAATGCGTTTTTTTTTTGGTGCATTTTGTATTTTTGAATTTATGTAAATTCTTGGTGTACTTGAAGATGCACTTGAAGGCGCACTTGAAGGTGTTCTAGGTGATCTAACAGGTGTACTTGAAGGTGTATTTGAAGGTGTGCTTGATGTTCTAGGTGTTCTAGATGTTCTAACAGGTGCACTTGAAGGTGATCTAATAGGTGCATTTGAAGGTGATCTAATAGGTGCATTTGAAGGCGTTCTAGGTGTTCTAGGCGTTCTAGGCGTTCTAGGCGTTCTAGGTGTTCTAATAGGTGTTCTAATAGGTGTACTCGAAGATGATCTGACAGGTGTACTCGAAGATGATCTGACAGGTGTACTCGAAGATGATCTGACAGGTGTACTCGAAGATGATCTAACAGGTGTTCTAACAGGTGATCTAACAGGTGTTCTAACAGGTGTACTCGAAGATGATCTGACAGGTGTACTCGAAGATGATCTGACAGGTGTACTCGAAGATGATCTGACAGGTGTACTCGAAGATGATCTAACAGGTGTTCTAACAGGTGATCTAACAGGTGTACTCGAAGATGATCTAATAGGTGATCTAACAGGTGATCTAACAGGTGTTCTAACAGGTGTTCTAACACTTCTTGTATTAGAAGCTTTTAATGGTGGAAGTCTGCGTAATTTTTGTATACCTATCAAAGAAGGTGTCCTAATCGGTTTTTTTCTTAGTTTTTTTATTATACTTTTATGTATATTTTGTATAATTTCATATTTAAGATTGATATATTCTATATTATCTATTAATGAAGATATGCTATATTGCAACGGTGTTAAATATGTCATCGTTATATTATTTACAGAAGAGTTTCCACTTCTTGACATTAATATAACTTACTTCTAAATTTTAATTATATTTTTTATTGAAATATTATAATAGATGGATATTGAAGTATCTCCAGATAAGTGGGTCCTTCCTAATAGGATAGGTTATAACAAACAGATTTATGAAACTTTTCATCCTTCTAAATATCCTTTGAAAAAATACAATAGTAGTCCATGTAAATGTTCAAAAGAAAGTTGTGAACTTGACGCTAATATAGTTAGCCTTTTTCCACAGCAAAGAATTGTAAGAGATTACATGCAGTTTGATAGTCCATACAGAGGTATCTTATTATATCATGAATTAGGATCCGGGAAATCAGCAGCTTCTATTGCTGCTGCTGAAGGCTATATTAATAATAAAAAGATTATTATTATGACACCAGCTTCATTATCGCAAAATTATGAAAATGAGCTGATGAAAATATCAACTATCGGTCTTAATCTCAAGAAAGCTTGGACGTTGATACAAGTAGATAAAAAAAATATAAAAACTATCCAAGATCTTGCAAAATATGCTATTCTACCTACTATTATAAAGAAAGATGGTTTGGTTTGGGTACCATTATATAATGATGATATACATAATGCAACTATAATAATAGAAAAAACAAAATATTCTTCCTTAAAGACAGATGATAGAACAATAGTGCAAACAACAATTGGTCATATTATTCGTAATAGATATACATTTGTTAACTATAATGGGTTAACAGAAAAACTTATAAAGTCTTTAGGGAAAAGTCCATTTGATAACTGTTTTGTTATTATAGATGAAATACACAACTTTATTAGCAGAATAGTTAATGGATCTAGATTGGCTAGAAGTATATATAATCACCTTATGACAGCAAAAGATATTAAACTAGTTTTGTTATCTGGAACACCTATTATAAATCAAGCACATGAAATAGCTACATTGATTAACTTAATAAGAGGACCTATGGAGGTTCATGAACTGACATTATTAAAAAATTCAGCAGAACCTAATATGAAAGATGTCATAGAAAGCTTACAAAAAAACAATATTTTTGAATATATTGACGATATAAGTTATTCTGAAAAAATATTTAAAGTTGTATTATTACCATATGGTTATAAGAAAACTGAAAATAATATATCAATTATAAAATCTGTTTGGAATAATACACCAAATAAAATAATAGAAAATATTATCAAATGTACTAATAATAATGGTGTTAAGGTTTCAGTTAAACATAAATCAAATTCATTTTACGCATTGCCTAATATCAAAGACGAGTTTAATAAGCTATTTATAGATGATAACGATCTTGAAGACATTAAAGTTAAAAATTTAGACTTATTCCAAAGACGTATATTAGGTACTCTAAGTTATTATAAGACAACAGGTACTGAATTCTTCCCTCAAATGTTACCAACAACTATAAGATATCTAAATATGACAAATCACCAACTTAATAAATATATTCAAGTAAGATTTAAAGAAATGTCAATGGATGATGCAAAGAAACGTTATGGTAATAAGGGCAAAGGAGTTCTTGAAGATAAAAATTCGGTATACAGAGCTTTTAGTAGAATGGTTTGTAACTTTGCTTTCCCAGAAGAAATAACTCGTGTATTTCCACAGGATATAAGAAATATTATGAAAAAAGAATTGGCTAAACAATCTGATTCTAGTACATCTAGTTCATCTTCAGATATAGAAGATGGTGTAAATAAAGAGGTTAACAAACTTGCAATTATTGAATATGAAAAACAATTATCCGAAGCCATGAATGCCCTTTTGAAAAGTGATGCATTGGATATAGATAATCTAAAAACATTATATAGCCCTAAATTTGCACAAATGTTAGAAGATGTTGAAACTTCACCTGGTAGTGTCTTAATTTATTCACAATTTAGAACAATTGAAGGATTAGGTATATTTTCAGAAGTTCTTAAGAGAAATGGATTTGTAGAGATTAGAATTGTAAAAGAAGAAGGTGTCGGATATGTTATTGAAGATATTGACGTGTTTGATAAAAAATATGATAATAAACGTTATGTTGTATTTAATGCTGACAGAACGAAAACAAATATTTTAATGAACATATTTAATGGTGATTATTCTTTACTCCCTGATAGCATATTAGCTCAATTACCAGATAATAGCGATCAAATGTACGGTAAACTCGTTAAAATAATGATGATTACACAATCGGGCGCGGAAGGAATATCTCTTAAAAATGTTAGACGTGTCCTTATTACTGAATATTTCTGGAATGCTGTACGTATTAATCAAGTTATTGGTCGTGCTGTTAGAACTTGCAGTCATCAACTATTGCCAAAAAAAGATCAAAATGTAGGCGTCTTTCTATATATTATGAAGCTTACAAAGGAACAATTAGATAAGAACCCTACATTAAGAAAAAAAGATAATGAATTGACTACAGATCAACATATTTTAGAATTAGCAAGTAAAAAAGAATATATAATTAACAAGTTCCTAAATATGTTGAAATCAGCATCTATGGATTGTATAATAAATTCGTCACAAAATAAACCACTTGAAAATGGTTATAAATGTTATAATTGGCCTATTAATGTAGATAACAACGAATTTACATATACTCCTAATGTTATAGATGACGGAAAAATTCAAGGTCATCAAAAACTTCAAGTTACGAGAAAGAATAAAGGTATCGTTGTGTTGAAAGATGGAAAAAAATATATATCATTAGACAATAAACTATACGATTATTTTAGTTACAAGAGTGCTGGTATATTATTGCCCAAATAATACAAAAAAAAGTTCATTTTTGTCCAATGTTTTATAAATCTTTATATTATAAGATATGATAGAAACAAAAACATTGTATAAAATTCTAGAAATTGCTCATTTATGTGAATTATCTTATTGTGAACCACTTGAAATGCAAAAAATGTCTACAATGATTTTGCAATATCGAACACTTATAGAAACAGCTTATTTTATTTCAGATAAGGATACTGACGCGCAAGTGTATATCTTTCACAATACTCAATATATTTTTGTTTGTTTTAGAGGAACATCAAGCAACAAAGATAAAAAAACAGATTTGAACATAGCCATGAAAACCTTTTTACAAAGAAATGTAAAAGTTCATAAAGGATTTCATAAACAATATATGTCTGTAGAAAAAATTATCAAAAACTATATTGATAATTTGATAGAAAAATATAAACAAGCTGATATAATATGTTGCGGGCATAGTCTTGGTGGTGGCATTTCTACTATATGTGCAGTAGACTTCAAATATACAAAATTTCCAAAAATTAGAATTCATAATGTTACATTTGGTTCACCTCGTGTAGGAAATAAAGAATTTGCACAATTATATTCACAAATAATAAAGCCAGCTTTTTCTATTCGAATAACCGATGAAAACGATCCAATTACATATGTGCCATTGTTATATAAATATCATCATGTTGATAATGCATATTGTTTCTGTAATAATTCAATTGAATTGAAAAAAGACATTATTTGGTATAAAAGGCTTCCGTATGCATTGAATAATATAAATTGTTGTAGGATGTTCAAAGACCATTGTATGGTGAATTATATAGAATTATTAAATTATTCCATAAACCAAGCTGAAAATAATTAGCCCTTCGAGTTACAAACGTTGTTATTTTTTGATACTTTTTTTTGATACATTTTTTTTGCTTTATTGTTTATGAAAATCATTTTCAATATTTGTTACTTGACGGTAGTTATATAGATAAAAAAATAAATATATAGTTTAAGAAATAGACTATGTCCTTCTTGTCTAATAAACTTAAACTAGAAGTAAAATCTACTAATAAAAACAGACTAGCACGCTTTACTTCAGTGCAAAAAGATGCTAATATTCAAATAATCCCAAACGATACATCTAATCATTTTAGTGTTATTGGTGCTTCATTAGAAAATAATAATATTGACGCTTATGTTGCTTTGATATCTGATAACATAAATACAAAAATAGTATCATTCGATAGCAATTCTATAAAGTTTGGAAATGATACACTATTAAAAGGTAATATCATAGTTGTAGGATCTGTATATACACTTGCTTCAGATGTACTTACTGAAGATAATAGCTTTATTTTGAATAATTATGGTACATCTGCAGAAACTGGTTTGAACAGTATTTCGAAAAAATCTATTATATATCTATATGAACATAATTATAACACTTCTAATATATTAACAAAATATACAAGGTCCGAATTTGAAAGATTGAAACTAACCCTTGATATTGAAAGTATAAGTACATTACTTAATAACAATTTTACAGCTGAAGATTTTAATCATCTATTTCATCTCAAAACTCTTGATGATATTTTACAAGGAACGTCAAACAGATTTATTATTGATGATCAGTATACGCCACAAGATATTGGCGATCCATTAATTGTTACCGGTGCTGTAATAACCAATAATATTACAACTGCTGATATTTTTGTGAATGATATACATGCCGGCTGTTTTTATGGTGATGGATCAGGTATTGTAAATATCAACACGTATTTATTCAATACAAATAATATACATGAAACTTTAGATGCTTCAAATCTATATTTTACTACTGATCGTATATCAGCATTAACAGATACATCAAATATAAATGTATCAAATTATACACATGATACTCATACACTTTTTGCAAATTTTTTACTTGCACAAATTATAAATACTTGTAATTTTACAGAACTATCATCAAATGTTATGTTAAATATTTTGCATCATAATAATGCGCTTTTTTATGAACTACTTCAAAACACCTCTAATAATATTGTTAATGATATTCAATACAGTAATTATAAATTATTTGATAATTTTATGTCCAATTCAAACAATATATTTTACTATCATCAACAAACAATTAGTAATATCTCAAATTTTATACTGGAAAACTCTAATAATATACAATCGTACATCAATTTTGATTCAACTACAAATTACGATTTTTATGAAAATATTAGCAATAATGTTTACAAAGATCTTCATACTTTTAATAAGCTATCAATTGATACTATTTTGACATCATGTAATATTAATCAAGATATATTGCTTGCACGCAATATTGATATTTCAAATCTTATTGCAAATGTTGAGAATATTTTTATTGAAAATATGATATCTTGTAATTTATATACTTCAAATAATACTTTTGATATAAAAAATACTTTACATTCTGATATTAATTCAACCATCACATCAGTAATAGATTATACATTATTACAATCCAATCTTTTAATTATAGATACAGAAACCTCTTTTATTAATGTTAATACATATTTACAACAAACAACAAGTAATATTTCTAGCTATCTATATGATAATATGCAAAATGTTTCAAATTATATTTTATATACTTCGAATAATACTGCATTTCAGATAATGACAGAAAATCCTATATTTATTGTGGATATGAATGAATTGATGAAATTCGAATTCGAAGAAAATGCCTTCTTAAGTGATAAATCGCATAATAATGTAAATCTTTTAAATTATGGTGCAGTATATTCTAATGTAGATTATAGAAAATCTGCATCTTTGTCATCTGGAAATTACATGCGTATTCAGAATATAGATTGGTCAGTTTATTCGAATTTGTGCATAAGTATGTGGTTTAATACAGATGGTTTATCTGACGGTAATCACTTAATAGATTTTAGTTATTTAGATATTGTTACAGACCAATTAAAGGCTTGGTTTAATTTTGAGAATAATTTTGATGATTCAATGAATAATTACTCGCTGTTGCCATCCGTTTCTTCAGTTCCATCATTTGATATCAATAATAAAAAAATTGGTATATATTCTGCAAATTTTACTGAATTATCTCAATTTTTACAAAGCGCAGATATAGATCTATCAGATAAATCTTTTTCTATTTCGTTTTGGATTTATTTCAATTATGCTACTGATACTTCTGAGTGGTGGATAGTGTCTCAAGGTGGTGTACCTGCATTGCGTGAAGTCTTACATATTGCTCTTGTTAATGAAAAAATAAAATTTGGTTTTTGGAATGATGATCTTTACACCGATGTGATGAACTTGGCTGAATTAAATGATACATGGAACCATTTTGTTTTCATATATAATAAGGAAGATGATGGCTCAATGAATATTTACATGAATAGTACTTTGATTGCTTCTAAAAATGCAGGAGGTTTTACTTCATTTGCACCTAATACATTTAGAATTGGCAAAAGTATAAATTATGGTAATAGTTTTATAGGTAATATTGATGATTTCAAAATTTATTATAAGGCCCTAAATGTTTCAGAAATAAATAAACTTTATGATATAAATGCACAATTGAAAAACATTAAAATACAATATTCCAATAATATGCTTCAATTTATTATTGATGAACAAAATATATATTCTACAAGTTATAATGCTAATAGTTGGAATTATTTATTATGGAATATAACATCTCAAACATCAAATGAGTTTATAAAAATAAATTCGACAAAAGTATCTTTTGAACAATTACAATTAACTTCTGGTTTATATATTAATACAATTGGTGATATTCATTCAACCGGTAATATTTTTATTAGTGATTTTAGAGCATTAAACATTCCTTTAAACGATGCTATTGAAAATGAACTTTACAATCCAACATCTACAATTGATATAGTAAATAATTTTGAAGACATTAATAATATTGTAAATGACACCAATATAGCTACTATGACATTATATAACAGTATCAACGAATATTCTAATGTATCTTTTACAAATGCTATGGATAATATCCAGCAAACTTCAAATGATATATATGCTAATATTAATAGATTTGCAGCTGTTCAAACAAATACAAAAGACGACCTTGTTAATACGCTTAATAATGATTTAAATGCATCTGTTACAAATCTAACTGCAGATATTATACCCGAAACAATAGATAATATTTATTATACCGAAGAACGTTTTTATAGCAGTTTTAATACAAGGACTTTGGATAACATACCAGTAAAATTATTTGGTAGCAACAGCACAATTGTAAATAATACTTATAATTCAAATTTATATATTCACGGCAATTTAACTGCGTATAATGTATCAGTTTTCGGCGATAAAGCGAGCTTTAATACTACTGTTTATAACACAGAAATAGTAAAAATAGATAACTATTCAAATATGCCTGCTATGAAACTGCAGAATTATATCAGTACAAATGCAGATATAATAAATTTGGCAAATAATTCAGGTTCAGTATTTCATTTACAAAATGATGGTGGATTAGGTATCAAGAAAATACCTAATGAAAAACTAGATGTAGAAGGAGAATTAAAAGCAGAACATCTATTTGGATCTGGAAAATACCTATATAATGTTAATCTAAATGATAAGACAACGGTAGATTTACAAGAAGGAACATCAAATCTATATTTTACAAATGGTCGCGTTTCTGCAGTTCTTATAGCATCTAATATATTAACATCAAATTATATTAGAAATGAAAGTAATATATTAGACGTATTTATTCGTAATGAAAATAATAATATATCAAATTTAATTTCAAATATTTCTAACATTATAGTTGGAAATAATCCCTATTTATTATCCAGTAATTATGTGAAAAATACATCTAATGAAATATTTAATTTCATATTATCGTCGATGATTAACCAATCTAATTATGTATTAAATATGTCTAATTCTGTTAATTTATATAGTGGTTACAATTTAACTGATACCATACAATTAAATAGTAATTTTATTCATACTTCAATAAACTATTCAAACTATGTTCTATCAAATTATTTATTAAATGTATCTAACCTTTATGAAAATGTCTATAAAAATATTCAAAGCACACAATCAAATTATATGAGAGACACATCTAATACATTTATGTTAGGTATTAATGATTTAATAACAAACCATTCTAATTTAGTATTTGGATTTAGTAATATAATTGCTTCTGATATTAATATTAATAATTTGTATTTAGTCGTTAATAATACATCAAATAGTATCCAAAACAATATTGATAATTTTGCTAAAAATCAATCAAATTATATAAATAATAATAGTAATAATATTATTAAATACACATCTGATGAGATATCAAAAATTCAAAGTAGCGGCGGTAGTTTAACTACATATAGTTATTCATATGATTATAACCTTGTACATTTGAATTTTCGAGATAAAAGTATATTTAATAATATTAATAGTTATGATGGTCTTTATGAAAAATATATATTAACATCAAACAATAGTAATTTTACAAATATTTATCCAGTAATTAATAATTTTACTAAATCAAATAATATAAATGGTTATTCTTCTTCAAATAATTGGGCATTTAAATCTACGTCTAATATATTTATTCAAGTAAACTCTGAACAAAGTATTGCAGAAATTATGAATTCTTTAAATTTAAATATTTTTAGTATTCATTTTGCAATCAATATATTTAATGGAATGTATACACCAATTTACTATCTCGGAGATAACAGTAAAATATATCTCAGTGTAAAAACATATTATAATATGTTACATATTGTAATTGGAAATACTGCAGATGAATCTAAATCAATATTTTATGTAGATAGCCCAATACTTAATAATACGTGGTATATTGTTGATATTATTTGTGATGGAAAAACTAATATAAATAATATCAAGGTTGACGTTTATCTAAATGCTATAAAACAAACAGTAATTACAACATTGTTGGGAACATATACTCTTGCTTACACACCATCTACAACATCAAATTCTATGTTTATTGGTGGATATGATTATTATAATATTATTGATAATAATACATATGATGTTGGGGCTACATATACTAATACATATTGGTCTAGTAACTCTCTTTTTTTACCTAATGTACTTGCACCTATAATTAAAAGTTCAGCTTACGATTATCAATCATTTAGTAATTTGATTTATTCATCATATTATGCTAGTAATTATGAATATCAATACAGTAGTAATTTATATGGAAATGAAATAACAAATGTAAATATTGTAACGCATGCAGATGAAAGAATAGAGTTTAATAATATGGATTTTGTATTAACAGAATTATATGCTAATATTAAATTAAATACAGGTTATTATCATTTTGCATTAGATTTACAAGATGAAGTTAGTGCTGAATTGTTAATTGGACGAATTGATGATAAAAATAAAGATGATTATTTAAATATAGCAAATTATTATAATAGCAATTTGTTAAATTCCCCTTCTGCAACTATTAATCATACAAGTAATCAAATATTACAATATCCTTTATTAATAACAACTAGTAGTTATTATAGATTTTATTTACGTACATTGCGAAAAAATTCAAATAGAAATAATAAAGGCATTATATCAAAATTCTATTATACAGATAGTTGGAATGGTAACAAATATATTATTTTAAAAGGAAATTCATCTGTAAATTATATGCAAGCGTCGGAAATTAATAATTTTGGATATGTTGGTGATTTGAATACAATTGATAACCTATTATACATTAATAGGTTATCATTATATGAAAACTCACAATTTTTGTCATCTTATAATGGTATAACAAACTATACTTATGTTTGTGGTTTAAATACTAGTGGCCAATTAGGTATAGGTAATACTACAAATATGAGTACTTTGAATTATGTTTTAACAGATCAATTCATAGCATCAAATTATCCATCAACAGAAACAAAATATAATTTAGATATTATCAATATTAATTGCTCTGCTGAAGAATTGTTTTATGTTAATAAGTCTGGTGCAGTGTTTGGTTGTGGAAAAAATAATTTTGGTAATCTTGGTATAGGTAATACTGGCATACAAGTAAGATTAATGCAAGTTAAAGGTGTTAATGGTGTAGGATTTATAACTAATATCATACAAACTTCTTGTGGAAATTTTCATTCATTATTTTTAAAAAATAATGGTACTGTATACAGTTGTGGTACTAATGGTCGTGGTCAACTTGGTTTGAATAATACAACGCAATATAGTACATTGCAACAAGTTAATGGTGTTAATGGTGTTGGTTTCGCTTCTAATATTACACAAATTGCATGTGGTAGTAGTCTTTCATTATTTTTAACAAGTTTTGGTACAGTATATAGTTGTGGTGATAATACTTATGGTCAACTTGGTTTGAATAGTGCTCTAACGTCATATACAACATTGCAAAAAGTTAAAGGTGTCAACGGTGTTGGTTTTGCTTCTAATATTACACAAATAGCATGCGGAAGCACACATTCATTATTTCTTACACTTAATGGTATAGTATATAGTTGTGGGAGAAATACTAATGGACAACTTAGTTTGAATAATACAACTCAATATACAACATTGCAACAAGTTAAAGGTACCGGCGGTGTTGATTTTGTTTCTAATATTGTACAAGTTTCTGGTGGAAATGCACATTCATTATTTCTAACAAGTTTTGGTACAGTATATAGTTGTGGGAGAAATACTTATGGTCAACTTGGTTTAAATAATTCAACACAATATACTTCAGTACAACAAGTTAAAGGTACCGGCGGTGTTGATTTTGTTTCTAATGTAGTGCAAGTTGCAGCCGGTTTTTCACATTCATTATTTCTAACAAGTTTTGGTACAGTATATAGTTGTGGTGATAATACTTATGGACAACTTGGTTTGAATAATTCAACACAATATTCTTCATTACAGCAAGTCAAAGGTATTGATGGTCTGGATTTTGCTAGTAATATAAAATATATTACTAGTGGTAATACAAGTAACATTTCAGCATTTATAAGTAACAATGTATATTTAGATCAAAAACCTATATATGCTTATAATTATGTTATTCCAGATAGTTTTTATTATACTGGTATTATTTCTCCTAATTTACAATTACAAGATTTCCGTATATATACTAATAACAACAGTAATGATATAATTAATAATATATCTAATATATTATATTATGGTTTGAATAATGCAAATAATACATATACAATAGATAAAAATATACAATCTGTAAGATGGTCAGAATCAACAGATTACACTTGTAATTATTATGGATTATTTAATAGATATATTACATATAATGATACTGGAGATATAGCAGTTGGTATTGGTAAGAGTACAGCTCCTGAAGCAACATTAGATATATATACATACAATCCTAATTTATTATCAATTAAGACCAATAATCCAATATGGGTAAATACAGCAGTATTGGCTAGTTCTGACAATCGTATAAAAACAAATTTTAGAGATATTTACGAAGATGATGCTATAAAAAAAATATTAGCAATTCAACCAAAAACATATAATTATATAGATAAAAATAGAACTTCCGAAAATGTAATAGGATTTTCTGCTCAACAAATTAAAACAGTTATACCATCTGCAGTTTCATTCCAAACCGAAGCTATTCCTAATATTCAAATGAATGCGTATATTCGCGAAGACTATGTATATCTTGAAAACACAACAAATGTTTTATATGAAGGAGTTATTGTAGTTATTGAATTCGATAATACAAAATATTATGAGTGTGTTACAGAAATCAGTAATGATATGGTTTTCAAAATTGAAAATAAATCCAAATTACCAAATAATAATACATTGGTATATGTATATGGTACAATAATAGAAGACTTTCATAGTCTTGATAAAAACTATGTATATACGTTATCTGTATGTGCTACACAAGCATTATATCAAAAACAAGAAACATTAAAATATACCATTATTTCATTTATTGATGAATTGCAGCAAAATCCTGTAATATCAAAATATACCAATATTACATCAAATATATTCGATATTCGCTTTAAAACAGATCAAATGACAAGCAATATGCACGATACATATGATATGAATAAATTACTATTGAATGATCTAGCAAATATTCAGAGTTATATTGAAAATCTTAATCAAGATGTAAAAGAACTGAAAACTCTAAATGAAATAATAATTTTATTAGAAAATCATAATAGTAATGTAACGTCAAAGAATACAGAATTAATTATAAATAATAATCTATATATGTCTAGTATAGATAACTTGGAAAAAAATATAAATAATATTAATAATATATTACAAAACAATAATATCTTATAATGCATTTACATATTATACATCTTGAATTTTACAAGAACTGTAAATTGCATTATATAAAAATAATAACTATTTATTTTTATAGAAGCACATTCACATAATGTCATACTATTCTAAACTTAAACTAGAAGTAAAAGCACAAGAACCTCAAGTTGCAAATTTTATGTCTGGTAGAAATGATGCAAATATTATCATAACACCTCTATATCATTCAAATACAGAATATGTAGTAATTGGTAATAAATCTGATACCCCAAATTCATATGGTATGAGTGAAAGCTATATTGGTATATCTGATAGCAATGAAAATATTACAACCGTTGCTACATTCAATCAGTCCAATATTAATTTTAATAAGGATACACTTATTCGTGGTAATTTGATTGTAGATGGTTTTATTACAACACTTAATCTAGATGTAGCACTTTCTCAAGATGATTTATTTTCATCAGCAGGTATTAATAATACTTTTATAGATGTCTCTTCAAATACAGTTTTTCAAAAATATATCGAACTTACTGATAATAAAATAGATTTTACATCAAATAATATCTTATCACTTATTACATCACAATATAGCAATCTAGAGTATTTAGGAAACAATATACTAAACACAAATGAAGGGTTTTTATCATATTATTCATCAGCAAATGTTTATGATACAGCTAAATTTGATACACGATTACAAACAAAGTCAGGTGACGATATCGAAAATGGTATTAGTAGAAAATATATAGTAAATGATAAATTTAATCAAAATGAATTGAAAGTTCAAGGAGATTTATGGGCACATAAGTTACAAACATCTGGAAATACTATAATCAAAAATGATATGACTGCAACTATATATTATGCGGATGGTTATAATCTATCTAATATGAATATTGGTGATGGTACCACAAATTCTGTAATTGAAGGTGAAAAATTATTTTTTAAACCATTACACACATCACATATTTTAGATGCATCTAATATAGAAGCTTCTAACTATCTAACTTCTATTTATAATGAAGATCTACAAACAAATATTCTATCTTCCTTATCAGATACTTCTAATTATATATTTGCACAAACAAATGATCTATTAGATGTAATGAACAACAATATTATACAAACATCAAACTATAATATATCAACTATTAATGATATTGGGCTAGATGTTAGCAAATCAGAATATGAAAATATAGATTATCTAAATGATATTGATTTATTATCATCAAATAATATCCTTGATAATATTCAACCATATTATACAGATGTTCAAAATATTTCAAACGTATTTATAGATGTAATAAATGTTAACACAATAGACACATTAAATTACATTTCTAATACATCAAATATGTTATATACTGCTTTAATAAATAGTAATTATGAAATAGATTATCAAATTATTAACGAAACAAATAATTTGTCTGAGATTAGAAGTTATATATACGATAATATTTCAAATCTTATTCTAGGCGAAGAATCATATTCAAATCTTCTATACAGTAGTTTGATACAAAAATATGATATAGATTTACAAAATTATTTATCATCTTCGTCAAATGAAACACATAATTTGATAAATAGTAAAAATAATGTGATGATAGAAAATGTTAATATAATGTTTGATAATATCACTGATAAAATATTAAACGATACTGGAATGCATGCATCTAATATTGATATTATGTCATGTAATATACAATCATATATTGATGAGATGTCATATATTTCATCTAATAATACTGATATAACAAAATTAAATGTTTTGAATTATTTAATGCAAAATATTAGAAAATTAGTTATACATATAGATAATACTTCTAATTTAATTGATAATTCGAGCAATCAAATGCAAACGAATATCAAATATGATATTCAATCAATACTACAATATAATATTTTAACATCAAATCAACTTGTTATGATATTAGATGAATATATTAATTATTTATTGGGAAATGCATATAATGTATTCAATCAAACAAATACTGATATTAATACAAAAATATCATCTCTTACAACAGATACTATACCAGAAGGTACATCAAATATATATTACACTGAAGAAAGATTTGATGATAAGTTTTCTACATTAACTTTTGATAATTTTAAACAAGGAACTTCTAATAAATTTATAGTAAATAACACATATATTGGAAACTTTAGAGTTCTGGGTACCATTTATGCTTCTAATATGGTTATAGACGGGGACTTAAGCACTATTAACACAGATGTATATCAATCAGGGTCTGCTACAATTATTTCTTCAAATGACACAAATTTAAACATTGGACATTTTAATAATGAAGATATACTATGTTTATCTAATATTTCTTTTGGTAATGAAGTTCCAAGAGTTATAGTAACAAATATTGGAAATGTTGCTATGAATAAAGATAATGCAACTGCCGCAATTGATATAGATGGAATGTTAAAGGCATCATATTTTAATGGACAAGGACAAAATATAAGTAATATTAACTTGAATGATAAAAGTACAAATTTTTTAATAGAAGGATCTAACAAATATTTTGATATCAATAGATTATCTTATTTAATTAATAATTCTAATTCACAAGCTTCAAATTATATTACAAATATATCCAATATATTATTTGATAATATTGTCGCAATTAGAGATCAGTCTAATTATATTTTTAATGAAAGTAATATATTTATAACAAATACAAGTAATTCGTATTTGAATATTATAGATTATCATGACTTTGCATCAAATAGTCTTATAGAACTAATAAAATTTACAAGTGTTAATCTTTCAAACTATGTACTTGCAACTTCAAATACTATCATCAAAAATTCAATTAATTCACCTATAAATATTTCAAACTATTTATTAAATACATCAAACATATTATTTAATAACCTAAAATTATCCGAAACAAATCAATCAAATTATATCACAAATACCAGTACAATTCTTAATAATTCGCTATTTATATCTAATTCAAATGCATCTAATTATGTTCTGCGTACGTCAAATACTCTAGTACCTTATATACAATCTGGATTAGAAACCAGTCAATCCAACTATGTTATTAGATCTTGTAATATATTATTTGACAATATACGCAAAATAAACTATAATCTAAATATTTATAATAGTAATTCTTGCAATAATATTATGCGCTTATTAAACGCATCTAATATAAGTACATCTAACTATATTCTACTAACATCAAATGAACTTATGAAATATGCAAGTAATTCTATTGCATCGGCGAATGCTGTTATAAATCTTGATAATAAATATAACATAATAGATATATATTCACCAGGAAGTAGATTATTACATTTTAATTTTAGCAATATTAAGCTTATAAATAATATAGATAATAATAATTTCAAACTTCAGAATATCAATACAATTACACCAGTTTATCCTGATATAACTTCTACAGGTATATCTAGTGTAAATAACTTTTTCACACAATATAATATTACAAATAAATTTGCTATATCATCAACTAATAATAAATACGTTTTTAATGATAATGATAATGATATGAATACTATTTTGAATGTAATGAATACATCAAGTTTCATAATACATTTTGTATTTATGGCACAATTTGTCCAAAATACACCTATTTTCTTTATTGGTAATCAAATTTTATCTTATTTATCTATCAAAATATTATATGGTAATTTACAAATCGTAATAGGTAAAAATAATAATTATATCAATATTTTGGTATTAACTCCAATTGTACCTTTAACATGGTATGTTGTAGATATATTTGTAAATATGAATAATGGTTTAATATATGTTAATGTAGTATATAATAAAATATTTCAAAATATTTTGCTAAGGAACAATGTGAATTCAACTGATATAGGATTATTACAATCTATGAATTACAATAATCAATTGCAATATAACGGATCATCTGCATTAGGTATGATATTAGGATGTAGTAATCTAATAGATACATATGAAGATAATTATCAATATGTAACAGGATTTACATATACAAATACATATTTTTCTAGTAACTCATATATTACAAAAAATTTAGCTCCTATTATGAAATATTCAGCATATGATTATAATAGCTTTAGCAATTTGATATATTCTTCTTACTTTGCCAGTAATTATGATTATCAATATTCTAGCAACATAAATACTTCAAATAGTGCAATTATTGCTGATACTAGTTTTTTCCAAAATTTTTATGATTATGCTGATAACACTAGATTAGTTATTGGAGGTAGAAAATATGCTAATCTTAATTTTGTATTTACAGAAATTGAAACTAATATATTAATGAAAACAGGGTATTATTATTTTATGTTAGATTTACAAAATGAAGTTACAGCAGATTTATTATTAGGAAAGCAAGAAGATACTAAAATTGATAATTATATTAATGTTGCAAATTATTACAATAGTAATTTATTGAATGTACCATCAGCTTTAATTGCACATACAAGTAATAATGTATTGACATACCCTATATATATCCCCGAAGGATACTATCGAATATATCAGCGTATGTTGAGGACAATTAATAATAGAAATAATAAATATTTTATAGCACAATATTACTATACAAGTACATGGTCATCTACAAGTTATAGCCTAAATAATACTTCAAATTATACATATATACCCTATAATACTTTAGGTGCTACATATCAATCAGGTAAAACAACAAATATAAATACTCAATTTAGAGTAAATACTAACGTACAAAAAGCTACTAGCAAATTATATCCTTATTTTATCAAAACTTGTTATATTTGTGGTAATAATACATATGGTCAATTTGGTATAGGTAATACAACGACACGATATACAACATTGCAACAAGTTAAAGATGTTAATGGTATTGATGTTGTAAATGTTTCAGTTGGTCAACATTCATTATTTGTAAAAAATGATGGTACTGTATATGGTTGTGGTAATAATACTTATGGACAACTTGGTTTAAGTAATATAACAACACCATATACAACATTACAACAAGTTTTAGGTGTTAATGGTTCTGGATATATTAGTGATATTGTACATGTTACAAGTTCTATGGAATATTCATTATTTTTGAAAAGTGATGGTACTGTATATAGTTGTGGTGTTAATTCTGTTGGTAATCTTGGTTTAGGTAATACAACTAGATATATCACATTACAACAAGTAAAAGGTGTTGGTGGTTCTGGATTTATTAGTAATATTGTACAAGTTTCAGGTGGTTTTTATAATTCATTATTTCTAAAAAGTGATGGTACTGTATATGGTTGTGGTCATAATACTTATGGTCAACTTGGTTTAAATACTGGAACTAATTATAACACATTACAACAAATTTTAGGTGTTAATGGTTCTGGATTAATGTCTAATATTGTACAAATTAGCTGTGGTGCTTATCATACATTATTTCTAAAAAGTGATGGTACTGTATATAGTTGTGGTTATAATGGTGATGGTCAACTTGGTTTAAATAGTACAGGATCTGTTTTAACATTGCAGCAAGTTAAAGGTGAGAATGGTTCTGGATTAATGTCTAATATTGTACAAATTAAAGCTTTTGGTAATTCTTCATTATTTGTAAAAAGTGATGGTACAGTATATAGTTGTGGTTATAATGATGAAGGTCAACTTGGTTTAGGTAATACAACAACACGATATTCAACATTACAACAAGTTAAAGGTGTTGATGGTTCTGGATTAATGTCTAATATTGTACAAATTACAGCTAGTGGTAATTCTCCATTATTTCTAAAAAATGATGGTACTGTATATAGTTGTGGTAGAAATTCTAATGGTCAACTTGGTTTAGGTAATACAACACGATATTCAACATTACAACAAGTAAAAGATATTGATGGTGTTGGTTTCGCTTCTAATATTATATATATTTCTGCCGGTGGTGAGACGTCAAGTTTTATATCTCAAGGTTATATAAATATCTCTAATTACAACTATGATATATCGCATTCAAATCTTATAAACTCAAACACATTCTTTGCTGGAAACCGCCTTAGTTCTTCAAATCTATTGAATATACAAGATTTCAAAATATATAATAATGTTATCATCTCACTATTCTCATCGTACACAATTAACAATATATTATATAATGGTATTGATACACAAGTAAATGACACAAGTAACAGAATTATAAAAAAAAATAAATGGCAAGAAACGCCAGATTATATTAATTTAACTAATAAATATATATATTACGATGAAGGAAATGTTGCTATTGGAAATACAATACCTACAACAGCATCATTAGATATTAATACTAAAATTTCATTAACATCAATAAATTCAATAAATTCAATAAAAACCAACAGATCCATATGGACTAATTTAGGTGTTATTACAAGTTCAGACGAACGCATTAAAACAAATTTATATGACATCGATGACTTCTTAGCACTTAATAAAATTCTTACTATAAAACCTAAACTATATAACTATATTGATAAAACTATTAGTACAAGTAATGTTTATGGTTTTATAGCACAGCAGGTAAAAGAGGTTATACCAAATGCAGTAACATTACATTCAAGAGCTATCCCTAATATTTATACTATTGCATATGTTGATAATAATATTATATCTTTTACAATAAATGATAATATTATCATATCAGATTTATATAAATCTAAAAAGATATTACTTATTGCTGAAGATGGAAAACAATACGATGAATTTATATTAAATATATCACAAAAAGATAACATAATATCAATAGAATTAAATAATATTATACAATATAATTCAGTATTTATATATGGAACATACATTAATGACTTTCACACAATTGATAAAAGCTATATATATACTCTCAATGTTTGTGCTTTACAAGATTTACATAAGCGATATACTAAAATGAAATCTGATATGTCAGATATTAAATATCTAATTACAAATTCAAGTAATATAGAAAATATATCTATTCCATTAGATACTGAAAAATCATATGATGATATTATATCAAAATATGATAATTTAAAAACAAATATAAATTATCTTAAATATGCTAACAATTTGTTAACACAAAATATACAGGAGATTATACAAAAAGAACAAACTATAAATCAAGAACTAGAAACTATAAAATTACAAAATGAAATATTGACATCTAATCATGCAGAAATTGTTGCAGAACAAAATGATATATTTGCCAAAATGAGCGAATATACTCAAGAAGTCTTTACTATTAAGAGCATAATGCAATTCAACAATATTGTATAAGGCAAAAAAAATAATTATATAAAGTAACATATAACATGTCTATACTTACAGATCAATTGAAATTAGAAATAAAATCATTATATCAATCTAATTTAGCACAATTTATCTCAACAAAACCAGAAGCCACAATTTGTTTAGTACCAAATGATTCTACATCACATTTTGTTACATTATCATCTTTATCACATACATTATTACACTCTAATACAGATACATTTATAACATTACATAGTCAAGAAACTGAAGTACAACCTGTAATGTTTAATGAAAATAGCATAAACTTTGGAAATGATACTTTATTAAAAGGAAATCTTATAGTATTTGGAAATATTATTACTATTGGATATGACGTGTTATCAGAAAATAACCATGATGTCTTAAATAATTATGGTTCTTCTGCAAAAAAAGGGCTTAATAGTATTTCACAAAAAGCAATTGATCATACTAAAAACTATAATTCAATAATATCAAGCAATATTTTGAGTTATGTACAACAAGAAATTCAAGCTATGAAGGAAACTTTTGGTATACAAAATATAACATCATATCCCAATAATGTATTCACGAGTAACGACTTTAATAATTTATTTAATGAAAAAACATTAGACGATATTACACAAGGGTCTTCAAACAAATTTATTGTAAACGACGAATATCACGACACTAATCCTCTCATAATAGATGGGTTATTTATTACTAGCAACATATACACGAAAACTATAAATATAGATGGTGATATATATTCTGATGTATTTTATGGCAATGGTGCAAATATAAAGAATATTAATCAAGAACATTTTAATACAAATTCAATTATAGAAACTACTAATTCGTCAAATCAATATTTTACATATGATAGAATAGCATCAATTGCAAACGGGTCTAATCAATATGTATCTAATTATATCAAATATAAACATGATGTGGGATCGAATTCTATTTTAGAAACAGATGCATTATCCAGTAATATTATATCAAATTATCATAATTCTGTATTATCATACTATAATAATAGTAAACAACCATTTATAAATGCATTTTGGCACAAATTAGATAGTAACATTACGAGTATTAACGAAGTATCTCATAATCTTCATAATTATTTTAATACAACTTCAAATAATATATTAAATTACCATGGTATAACTCTTGCTACAACATCAAATTATATTGATGAAAAATATGATATAATTGCAAATTATATAAAATATAATAATGAAAATACTTATCACTACACCAACACTACATCAAATAGCATATATTCATATTTACATAATGATATACAGTCAATATATCAAAATTATTTACAAGATACTAGTAATCATATTATCAATCTGACACTATATTCAAATATAGACATATCCAATTTGGTTACATATGATTCAAAATATTTATTACAATTGCTTACAAAAATAGGCACACAATTCGATTTACACTGGTCTTATATAGAACAGCAACAAATTATAGACTATTTGAACTATACATCAAATATGATTATCACAGAATGTTTTATAGATTATGAAAAATTATCTATTAAATCTTCATATATTTCAAATAATGTTTTGTCTTATAATAGTAACATTATCAATAATTTATCAAATTATATCTTATCGATACTAAATGAAACGAAATCTGTGATAAATTATCATTATAATAACACAGCACAAAATGTGCTACGACAAAAAGGAAATACAATACTAACATTTGAACATATGTTTCTAAATAGTAACAATTTATTTGAAGATATAAACAATTATATACAATTAAATGCAAATTTTGCTGTGAACCAAAAAGATATTATTGCGAATTCATATATAAATGATAATTCGAATTTATTAAATGAATTATCGTCGAATTTAAATACTATGATATACAACTTAAATTCAGATGAAATACCATCAAATAACTATTTGAACACGCCTATTTATTATACATACGATCTTTTTTTGAATTCCTTATATACAAAAACACTAGATGATGTTAATAGTGAAATGTCAAAAAATAAATTTATAATAAATAATCTATATAACTCAAATTTGTTAATATATGGAAATATATCCGCATGTAATGTCCAAGTATTTGGCGATAAAACAACATTTAATAGCACTGTATATACTACAGATGTTGTAGAAATTACAAATCACGACCAAGAAGTAGCTATTGTATTGGAAAATAACACAGATAGTAATAATATCATTGTTATGCAAACAAATTATGACAATATATTCATTATACATACTGATGGCGAGTTAAGCGTTAATACAACAGACAATTCGACAGCACTAAATGTATATGGTGATTTAAGATCAGATTACTTATATGGATCGGGAGATTTGTTATATAATATAAATATATTTGATAAGACAACTGCTGATTTAAGGGAGGGAACATCAAACTTATATTATAATAATGATAGAGTTTCACGTATAGTAATAACATCAAATATTATAACTTCAAATGATTTGTATAATATATCTAATATTTTGCATTCAGATTTAGAAGCATATAATACACTAACTTCAAATTTATATAAAACAACATATACTAATATTTCAACATCTTTGTACATGCAAAATGAAGCATTTAGTAACTATATTTATAATACATCAAATGAACTTTTTGAATATATGAAATCAATCCTTGTTCGTGAAAATAATAGTATAGAAGATACTTACAAAAATATCATTGAATATACATCAAATATCATATATACATATTCGTCAAATACACATGATGATATATTTGAATTAACAAAAAATACACTTAATAACAATTCTAATTACTCATTAAATGTAATTAATTTAATAAATGATAGTCAATTAAAAACTATATCTAGTACAAGTAATACCATCACTATTTGTAATAATGATATTCAAGATTTGATATATAATAATTTACAAGAACATTCTATCAAAATATATAATATGTCTAACTTTTTAACGTCATCTTATTACACAAATCAATCATTACAACTATTTTATGATAGACAAGTATATAATGACTATAATAATTCAAATATCATACAAAATACAAGTAATTTACTAATAAATTTTTCTGATATAAATACAAGTAATTTATTGATATATTATGGTGCTGGATCAACGTATATTCGTAGAAATATATATGATTATAATATTTTACATATAAATTTTAGCACTAAAACAATATTAAATAAGGTTCATTCAGATCTATTCAATATATCATATAATACTTCAAATCTTACGAATATATACCCTGTTATAAACAATTTTACTATTCTAAATAATAATACAGACTATTTACAAGAGAATTCTTATGCATTTAGGTCTATTCCTGGTATATATATATTCACAAATGATGAATATGCTATAAAACAATTAATGAGAACAATACATAATACATATTTTGCAGTTCATTTTATATTTAAATCATTATCAACAATTGGTCAAATACCTATATATACATTACGTTCATATGATTGTATTTATCTATCAATATCTATAAAAGAAGGTTTATTAGTATGTACAATAGGAGACAATAATTTTTATGTAAATGCGCCAATATTATCAGATATATGGTATACAGTTGATCTTATTTTTGACATATCTAATGATATAAATCTGCAAATGTATATTAATCTTGAACTAAAGGAAACATATAAGGTATTATATAGAAATGAATTGTTGTATGAAAATGGGTTAAATATAAATATGTACTTAGGATTTTATGATAATATAAATAATAGTAATGATGTTATTTATATACAGGATTTCCGCATTTTTCCTTCATATCAATCACAATCACAACTTAATGAACTTAAGGAACTTACTTCTAATGTATTGTATTACGGTAATAACTGTGATTTAATATCAAATATAAAAGAAATTATAATTCAACCTATACGATGGATTGAATCATCGTCATATGCTTCAAACTATTTCAATCCATTTTCTAGATACATAACATATAATGGTAATAATGGGTTAGGTATAGGTAAAAGTTCAATACCTGAAGCAACACTAGATATATACACAGATGATCCTACAATGTACTCAATAAAAACAAATAATCCAATATGGGTAAAATCTACAGTAGTATCAAGCTCAGATAGTCGTATTAAGACAAATGTAAGAAATATATCGGGTGAAAGTGCTCTACGACAAATGCTTACAATTGAACCAAAAATATATGACTATATAGATATAAATAGGTCTAAAAAACATGTATATGGTTTTTCAGCACAACAAATAAAACATGTAATACCAAATGCAGTTTCACTTCATACAGAAGCTATTCCAAATATATATAGTAAAGCAAAACTTACAAATAATCATATTGTTCAGCTAATAAATCATAAACACAATATTAAAAATATGTCAATTGTTGTTATACATTATAATAATAATATATATCATGAAAATGTAGTAGAGATATTGAACAACACATCATTTAAAATAGAAAATAAGTCACTTATACCAAATACAGAACTATTTATATATGGGGAAATTATAAGAGATTTTCATGCTTTGGATAAAAATTATATATATACTCTGTCAGTTTGTGCAACACAAAGCTTATTTGAAAAACATCAAAAAATATCAAACAAATTAAATATATTATCATCCAATTTATTATCAAATTTTACTTGTAATTGTTTTTTAGACGAGTTAAATGAATTATCATATAACCAAAAATATAAAACCAATATAAAATTCAACAATATGATCGACTATATACATGATTTACAGATAGCAGATAGATCACTGATTGAAATCAAAACAAATCTAGAAAACTTTAATCCAATAAATGTACAAAATATTTCCGATATTTATGATAGACTTATATATACAGAACATATGCATAGCAATATATTAAATAATAATAGTAATATTTTACATAAATCACAAGAAGAAAATATTAATATAATGCAATATGATATTAATAAAATACTAAATATACTGCTAATGAATGGCAAATAAAAAAATAAAATAATATTGTAAGAGCAGATAATGTCAAAATTACCAAATAATAAACTAAAACTAGAAGTAAAATCAAGTGAAACTGAAATTGCAAAGTTTATTTCTACCGAAAATGCTGAAATTATTATTCAATCAGATTATATTACGACAAATCATAATTATTCTAAAATAGGAGCATCTATACAGGAATCTTCCAATAACCCTTTTAAAATTAATGCATATTTTGGTACTCATGATGATAATAATATAGCTTCGTTTAATATTACTAACACTGATTTAAATACAACAACTATTATTCATGGTAATCTTATTATAGATGGTTCTACTTTATCATTGGGAACATATATATTAAATGACGATACAGATGTTGCGTTTTCTAACTTTCCAAAAAGTGCATATTCAAATCTAATATCTGAAAGATATACGTCACTATTAATATCTAATATTGTAAATACATCTAATACTATATTGGATACAGTTGATAGAACTCATACATCACTATATAATGAGGTCATTAATATGTATACGTTGGAAAATTTATTCAAAGGAATTAGTTTTACATTCTTCACAGATGCGGATTTTGACAATATGCTAGCTTCAAAAACATTAGACAACATTGCAAATGGATCGAGAAATAAATATATTCAAAATAAAACCTATCCAAATGATCTTGTAGTAAATACATCTTTAATAGCATCTAATTATACTGCTTTATCTATGTCGGCGGAAAAAGTCTATGCTAATAAATTATATGGCGATGGTTCACAGTTAACAAACGTATTTAAAGGCGACGGTACAACATCCACAATTACAGAAGGTTCTAATTTATTTTTTACAATAGAGAGAGCTCTACCTATAATAATTGCATCAAATATACATTCGTCAAATTTTATAGCACAGAACTATTCAAATTTATTACTACAGGAATATGATATGCATTATAATTTATCTAATTATACCATATTAACATGCAATCAATTATACGATAATATTCAATATGATTTTGCTAATATATCGAATATAATTACAACAAACGTTCAAGATATTTATTCTTACTTATACTCATGTAATTTGTATATATCAAATATACAGAGCGATTTTATAAGTGCATTTTCAAATATTGTTGATAACTCTATAAATGATTTAAATTACTATATATACAGTAGTTCTAATCAACTTGCAGATAACCTAATTTATAATTTAATAAATATTTCAAATTATATCACGTCATTGTATATATTCGATCAAGACTTGTTTAATACATCAAATGAAATAATTGCTAAATTATATGATTATTCTAATATACATATTACAGAATTAAATTATTCTGAACAAAATGCTAATGATTATGTGAATATAAGTTCTAATTTTATCAATGCGAATATAGATACATATGTAACAGATAGTTCAAATCAAATATCGTTGACGTTTGATTATCTTTATAACTATCTAGATACTAATACACAGTCTGTTTTGATAAGTACAACAACAACACAATCAGATCTAACATCATTTATCAACAATAGTAATGATATTCAAAATATTGCAAATTCATATACTTCAAATGCACTAGTTCATCAAATTGATATAGGTATGAGTAATATTATAGATTATATAGTACAAACAGAAGGACATTTGTCAAATCTAATAATAGAAAATTATGAAATTACATCAAATGACATAGAAAATCTATCAAATTATATAATTATGCAAACATCTGATTTAACTAGCGATGTAAATATAAGAGTAGATATCACCTCTAATTTTATTCAAGAAACGTCAAATTTTATTATATCAGATATAATTCAAACATTCGATAGACAATTAGACGATGTTTCTTCTGATATATATAATATAAGTAATATTATTGTCAAACGAATACAATCGTTGACATGTGATGAAATCAATGAAGGAGAAAACAAATATTTTACTACATCTAGATTTTATAGTAATATATCGGCATTATCTTTAGATGATATACATAATGGTATAACAAAAAAATTTATAGTTAATAATGTATATGATGGGGATTTGACAATAAGTTGCAATTTATATGCATCTAATTTAAGTATAATAGGAAATGATACAGTTTTAATGACATCAACTATAAATACAAATGCTTTAGAAATTCTTAGTACAGCTTTTGCACCAGCTCTTACTGTAACACAATTACATCCTACGCAAAATATACTAGAAGCGTATAATTACCAGAGCAATCTTGTATTTGCAGTTGGAAGAAAAGCAATTCAAATAGGACAATCAAATATTGCTAACAAACCTAATGAAATTATCAAAAACTACATTCATTACGAATTCAAATCACAATCATATATTAATATTGATAGTTCTAGCAATAATAATAATTTTACTAATTATGGAGGAGTATATATATTCAAAGCTGAAAGAAATAGTATACTGTTAAATACTGGTAACAAGGTAACATTACCTTCAAATAATTGGTCGACTTATAATAATCTTAGTATATCATTTTGGATGAACACCGACAATTTCACAAATGGTGACAGGATTATTGAATTTAGTAATGCAAGTGCAAACATATCTATACTACAAAACGAGGGACAACTTATATTTCAAATAAATGGTACGATTATTTATAGATCTAACTATATTCAGAATGTATGGAACCATATTTTATGGAATATTTCCACAATATCTACACAAACATATATTATAATAAATGGTGAAACAATTCAATATTTCAATAAAATACCTCTAATATCTGTATTATACACAAATACGCTAGGAAATATTGCAAATTCTGGTAGTATTTATCTAAGCGACTTCAGAATTATAACAACACCTTCGAATAGTATATTAGAAAATATTTATGCGTATACGAAAGATACTTTTACAGTAAATGTATATGGAACAGTGAAGGCTAGTAATTTCATTGGATCTGGGGCATTTTTATATGATGTTAATATTACCGATAAAACAACATCAGAGCTTAGAGAAGACCTTAACGGAAATAACCTTTATTACACAGATGCAAGAGCCAATAATATCATCGATAGTTCAAATAATCATATGTCTAATTTAATTGCAAATGTCTCAAACATTTTAAGTATGAAACAAAATTATATGATATCATCTGAACAAAATTATTTGAAATCAACATCAAATATGATAGTAAAATTTATAAACGATACATATAAATCACAATCTAACCTAATCTTATCAACGTCAAACTCATTAATGCAAAAAGCAACATCAATTGTTCTAAATGCAAACCAATCAAATTATGTATTATCATCGTCTAACATTTTAATGAATATACTCAAGACAAATGAAAATGCACAATCTAACTATATTATCACATCATCTAATGTTTTGGCTACAATAATAACACTTGAAAATACTAAAACAAGTAATTATATAGGAAATTATGTAACTAATATGAATGTTAAAGTCACATCAGATTATGTAAATGTTTCAAATTATATTAAAAATTCATCAAACTCTATAATGCAATCATTTATTAGTTTACAAACACAACAGTCTAATTATACATCAATCGTATCAAATTTATTTACAAATCAATTCAATACATATCAAACAGATACATCTAATTATATATTGTCAATGTCTAATACAAATATTAAATTATTTATCGAAAATAATGTCAACGTATCAAATTATGTAAAATACTTTTCAAATGTTGTTGCAGATAAAATAAAACAGATTATTACAAACAATGATACTCAAGGAGTACAATCGGGTGTAAATACAACTATAAATAGATGGCAGGAACCATCACAGTATATAACTACATTTAATGTTAATACATTAGCAAATAATCCTAATTATATTCAATATAATGAAGGAAATATTGGCATTGGAACAATGTATCCAACAGCTACTTTAGATATATTTACAAAAAACTCATCTATGAATTCTATTAAAGTAAATAATAATATATGGGCACAAACAGGTATTGTAAACAGTTCAGATGTCAGAATAAAGAAGGATATAGTTGATATAGATGATGGCGAAGCACTTAATAAAATATTGTCAATAAAACCGATGATATATGACTATATAGATAATCATAGACATCAAAATAAAAAGGATGTATATGGTTTTATTGCACAACAGATAGCAACTGTAATACCAGAAGCTATATCATTGCAAACCGAAGCTATTCCAAATATTTATTGCTTTGGTACCATTTATAATAATATTCTTATGATCAGTAATGATGTTGGAAATATAGTTGATATATTGACAGAGGGTGCGAAATTAGCTATATTATGTAATAAAAGTAAATATATAGTCACTATAGATGAAATATATAGTTTGAATGTCTATCATATTATAAATAATTATAATATAGACGGAACTGTATTTGTATATGGAACTATAGTAACAGATTTTCATACTCTAGATAAAAATTATATATATACATTGAATGTTTGTGCTACACAGGATCTTCACAGAAAACAACAAATTATGTTCAATAATATTGAAAACTTAAAAGAGCAGTATCAATTAAATACATTACATGCAATAGAAGAAAATGTGAATGCGACAAAACAAAATATGAGTAATTTAGATGCTATACAATATAATATATTACAAACATACGATATTATTTCGACAGAATATAACAGATTAGATCATATACATAGTAATTACATGGCTACAATGATAAATGACACAGATATTCAACATATATACGATCGTATAAATCAATTAAAATTAGAGAATGATAGAATAAATATTGAAAATACAAAATTATCATCAAGTAATCAAGTTTTAAAAATAAAGTTAGCAGATGTAGCAACAAAGGTAGGTAATATACGCAATATACTACAAAACAATAATATAATATAGGCTAAGATAATTTTGATGTAAATAATTTGACATATCTCTATTAGAGTAGATGTCTTTATTATCTAATAAATATAAATTAGATGTTAAAGTATATAGTGCACAAGTTGCTAAATTTATTTCATGTACGGATGCAGCAAATATAAAATTAATTGGAAATAATTCAGTGTCAGAGCATTCAATATTTGGACATCGAGATATTTCAAATTTTTATTTGGCAGTAAGTAGCAATACAATCGCGACATTTAATAATTTAAATATTAGTTTTTACAAAGATACTGTTATACGTGGTAATCTAGTTATAGATGGGAATGTAGTAGCATTAGGTATAGATATTGCAGCATCTTCCGAAGATTTATTCTTTGAAATATCAAGTTATACAGATATTACTTCAAATTTGCTAATTCCAAAGTATATGCAAATTGCAAATTCTGGTATTATAAACACATCTAATATTATTATGCAAGCATTACCATATTTATCTGAACAATTGTATATAGATGGTCTAGATGTTGTAACAAGTAATACAGAAACAATTTATTTTCTTCAAAACAATTGCAATTATTCAATAGAAAAATTTGATTACAGATTTAGTCAAAAAACTGCGGATGATTTTAATGAAGGTATAAATAATAATTTTTTTGTAAATAGCAAGTATTTACATAATTCGCTTACTATAAATGGAGATACGCGAGTGTCGAATATATATAGTACAAATGATATTAATTCAATATATACATATGCATGTGAATATTTTTCAGATGGCAGCAAATTGCAAAATATTTATATAGGTGATAGTACTACTAATGCTTTATGCGAAGGTAGTAATTTATTTTTTAATCCAGTGCTAATATCAGATATTTTACAGTCATGTAATTTAGATGCTTTAAATTATACTGAAACATTGTTTGATAAAAAGTATTATCACGATGTAATACTACAAACAGAAATTTATGACTATATAAATTTGGGAATAATAGATGTATCAAATTACTCTTCTGATATATATATTGAATGTAGTTTTAATGATGATCACTCAAATTATATTTTATTAAACGAAATGCAATCTAGTAACTATCTAACAAATATAGATATTATCAAAACATACTATGATATAACAAATATTATATCAAATATTCATATTAATACTATCATAGAAGAAAATGATAATACGTCTAAATTTGTAACAAATGTATCAAATATATTATACGCAAATATGTATAAAATAAATCATTCTATTATACAACATGCTAATAATATATTGAGTAATATCGAAGATGAAATATACAATAGATATGATAATATTTCAAATTTACAGATTTTATTTTTACAAGATACAACCCAAAAAATTCAATATGATAGAGAAGATTTATATACTTATATAAATACATCAAGTAATCATTTTGCTATTTATAAGAATATATCATATACAAACTGTTCAAATGCAATATTAAAAAATAGCAATGTCAATATAGAAGATTTACATAATGATTTACATCACCAAAACAACGAAATAGATTTAATGTCTACATATATATATCAATATATAAATGATAATGAAAAAATATATTTAAGTGAAATAATTAATATATATGTAAACGCTAGCAATTTATTGAATTCATTACAATATGCAGATGTGTCTAATTTACTAATTATATCTAGTAATTATTTACATGAAGAACTACATTCAAAATATTTAAACATATTGGCTTATGATAATTATATATTTCATAAACTGATAAGTAATTTGGATGATATCAATGATATTTCGCATATTTTATCAAGTAATATTTATAATAAAGTATGTGTAGATTTCAATAGTCAATTACAATTTCTCGATACAAATCTTATAGCAAATGGTACATCAAACTTCTATTATACTGAAGAAAAATTCAATGAAATATTTTCTACATTATCAGCTGATTATATTACAGATGGTCTTGTAAATCGTTGGATAATAAATAACGAATATTATGGAGATCTCAATATAGTAGGAACATTATATGCATCAAATTTAATTATAGATGGGGAAATAAGTACAATAAATACAAATGTGTATCAGAGTGGTAAATGTATAATATCATCGTCTAATAATCGCGATTTGCTAAAAATAATAAAATATATTGATGGTGACGAAGTATCAAAAATTATAAATAATACAGGTAATAGCCTAGATATTTTTAAAGCATATGATGTCGACAATAAGTGTATTTTGTATGTATATGACAGTAATGTATGTATAAATAAAACAAATAATATTGATAGTCTACATAGTGGATTTGACATATCAGGTAATATATATGCAACCATTTTTCATGGAAATTCTACATGTATATATAATGTTAATTTGAGCGATAAAAATACTGATTTATTGCAAGAGAATGGTAGTAATTTATACTTTACAAATGAACGGGTATCTTTTTTGATTGATATGTCAAATATAGACATAACAAATTATATACAATCACTTTCAAATATTATTTATTATACAGTTATCGAACATGTAAAATTAGAAAATAATTTATATTCAGATAGTAATTATTTATATAATGAATATATACAAAATAAAGACACTTCAAATAATTTGCAGCAAGTATTAACTGAAATAAAACATACTATTATAGATGAAGACATATATTTATATGACTATATTCAAAATATTTCAAATGAAATATTAGAGTATATTTTTATTTCGGATATAAATGTATCAAATTATGTTTTTACGACGAATAATGATATGTTAAATATGCTGAAAAATACGGAAATATATAATAGTAATGTCCTAGAAAATGTTGAACAAAATATGTATGATTATATTATTGCAAGTAATCAAAATGCCAATAACTCACTAATTGATACATCAAATAATTTGATAAATAAAATGTATGATATCATTATTGATAGTGAAAAATATCTGCAAATATCTTGTAATTTATTATATGATAGTTTGCAAAATATTAATTTACATTTACATGATTACGAATTAGATAGTTGCAATAATTTAATGACAATGTACGACGGTATAGATAACTACATATTATCAACATCTAATGTGCTTATGAACTATGCATATAATATGTTAAGTAATCTCAATTTAGTAAGAAATACATATACGATTGAAGATATATATAGAGGTGACAATATATTGCATGTGAATTTTGTAAATAGTAATATTATTGTCAATAATTTTAAAAATAGCAATTTCTTACATAATAACTATCCATATTCTTTATCCAAAAATAATGTGTATATTTTAAACCAAAATAACAATGACAATATTTTAATGGTTGAAATGATGAGAAAGGAAGGATTTGTCCTTCATTTTGTATTCAAAACTAAAAGTTTACAAGACATTCCTATATATAATTTGAGAAGTTCTACAATATCTATTATATGTGTAAAAATATCATATGGATTTATAAATATTTGCATTGGATATGAAAGCAATAGTATATGCATTTTTTCACAGCAATCTATTATACCCGACATATGGTATACTATTGATATAGTTGTATATATTATAAATGGTATTATATCTTTCAAAATGTTCTTAAATAAAATACCAGAAAATATAATTATTGTAAGTAAATATTCTTATGATAGTTTAATATCTACATCATCTATTCTGCAATCTAGTATTTATCGTAATATTTTGAATTATTCACATTTAATGATTGTAAGTTATCCTATAATTGCTCCTATTAACATATCTAATACAAATCATTATATGGTATTTGATGATCCTAATAAAACTTATAGTGTAACATTTGCTAAAAATGTAAATTGTAAGATTCTTATGATAGCTGGAGGAGGGGGTGGAGGTTATAACTATGGGGGTGGAGGAGGGGCAGGTGCATATTATTATAATGCAAATTATTTGTTTAAAAAAGGTACATATACTTTTAAAGTAGGATCAGGTGGAAATGGTGGTACCTTTGAACTACCACCTCATAATGGAAATGATACATATATATATTCGACAGAAAATGATATATTTAGATGTAAAGGGGGTGGACGAGGAGGATCTTATATAATGGACAATATTAAAGCGAATAATTATTATGTAGGTGGTGATGGCGGATGTGGTGGAGGTGGTTTAGGTTGGGATAATAATCTTGTAGGGGATAGGATATATAACGGTGGTTTGACAATTAATAATGAGACAGTAGGTATTGGAAATAATGGAGGCAATGGTTACATTTCATTTGGTAAAAATATATTATCAGGAGGTGGAGGAGGAGGTATTGGAGGTTTAGGACAAAATGTAACATTGTTACAAAAAGAAGGAGGAAATGGTGGAGACGGTTTAGTGTTTAATATACGAGGACGAAAAGAAATTTTAGGAGGGGGTGGGGGAGGTGGTGAATGGGCTATTAGTACTAACAATCCTGCAGGGTTAGGAGGTGGTGCGATTATCAATGGAAGTTATATAAGAGTTGGTGGCAAAGCTGCCAGAAAAGAGGGTGAATATGGAGGAAATGGGGTTATAAATACAGGGTCAGGCGGCGGATCTGGAAGGAATGCACAAGGTGGTTATGGTGGTTCGGGAATAATTATATTAGAATATGATGCGAATGATGAATTATATACAATAATAGGAAATAGTAATTATGATACAAATAAACAACGTTTAGTTGGGTTTTCATATATCAATACATATTATTCAAGCAATTCGTATATAATCAATAATGTAACTGATTTTGATAGTAGTAATTATTATTATAAATATTCGAGTAATATCAATTATATTAATTATGAATTTTATGATAATAGTGATAATAGATTGATTACAGAAGGTTTAAACATAGAAGATATTGATGAAATATTTACAGAAGTTATTACAGACGTCAGGTTTATGACAGGTTATTATTTATTTACATTAGATCTACTTAACGAATTGAGCGCAGATTTGTTCATAGGTACACATACAGATAATAATACAAGCAATTATTTTAATGTAACAAACTTTTATAATAACAATTTACATACAACAGCATATCCAGTCTACATTGTCGAAGGTTACTATAAATTTTATATGAGAATTCTTAGATCCGTAGAAAATAGAAATAATAAATATTTATTAGCTAGATATAAGTATACACATGTATATGAAGGTATAAGTTATAATTTAAATAAAAATCACGACATTGCTTATATCAGTAATACGGTTGTAGATACTTGTAATATTTTTGAACTATTTATAAATGATGATTCTATATTTACTAACAATAACACTTCAAACGTGCTTGATTTAGAAGATATTAGGATTTTGAATAATCCATTTACTACAAGTTCAGATCATTTTATTAATAATGTATTATATAACGGTTATGACTATGATATAATATCTAAACGATACAAAATAAAAACAAATAAATGGCTTGAGAATATAGAGCAAAATAATGCGTCTAATACTTGGATATATTATAATGAAGGAAATGTAGCAATTGGAAATATAATACCGAGAGCATCATTGGATATTCACACGGATGTACTTACGAATTATGATGCAAATTTGATTAATTCTATTAGAACAAATAATAGCGTATGGACAAATCTTGGAATAGTAACAAGTTCTGACGAACGTATAAAAACAAATATAGTTGATATTATTGATAATAGAGCATTAGAAAGTATTCTCAAAATTGAACCGAAGACATATAGTTATATAGAAGGGAATGATAATAATATTGTTTATGGTTTTATAGCACAACAAGTAGCTGAAGTTATACCAAATGCCGTACATTTGCGAGAAAATTTTATACCAAATATTTATACTAAAGGAATTGTCAAAGACAATGTGTTATATATAACAATGTCAAATATTAGTTTACAAACAGGTGATAAATTGTTGATAATAAATGATAATAACGATGATATAATACAAGAGGTGTGTAATATTAAATATAACGAGTGTATTGAAATCGGACTAACTGGTATTGTAACTGGTGAAGTTTTTGTATATGGAACAATGGTAAATGATTTTCACGTATTGGATAAAAGCTATATTTATTCCTTGAATATCGGTGCGCTTCAAGAATTATATAGTAAATATTCAGAAATTGATAGACATGTTGAAAATTTAGATAACTATGATGAAATAATATCTAATTCAATAAATTTATTAGCATCAAACATATATGATTTAAAAGAAATAATATGCGAAGAAACTGATTATAATATCATAAATAATGTAAAAGTGTTACAACAAAATAATAATAAATTAATGCAAAATATGATAGAATATGACAGTAATATTTTTAGCAATATACAAAAAGAGTTATTAAAGATAGAATATGATAATGCTATATTACTTTCAAGTAATATTATGTATACAAATGAATATTTATCACTTGTAGATGCTATAAATATACAGATGAATGAGATAACAACTATAAAGACAATAATGAATATAAACAACATGATGATATAAATATTTATACATTATATAATAAAAGGGGGGTGTGGATAAATGTTAGAATGTACCCAGTGTATATACAGAAAACCAAACACATTCAAGGTATGTACAAAAATATGTAATGGAAATGTTTTTTGTAATTATCATAAAAAACATATAAAAGATGTTTACGAAATATTTGATATAATATTTGGTAAAAGAAACGACGATATTAATGTGAGCGATATATATAGATTATTTGTATATGTTTCTAATTATATCAAATTTAATACAGATGATATAGAACATATTGAAATGGTAAAGATATTTTTTATAGAGCTTTTAAAAAAAATACCAAAAAAAATGTTATCAAAGACTTTTTTACGTTATAATATTACGAAGAAAAATTTATACAATCATATCTATATGCTGAATTATACGACTAACCAATTATCAAAGCATTGTAATATAAATAGATTACAAATATTTGCAAGAAATATGATAGCAAATAAACTTGTAGTAAAACTAAATGATATAAATGTACCTATAAATACCGAAGATCCATTCACATATGATAAAATAGAAGAAATAGCACAAAATGAATTGTTTACATATCGTGATAATAATAATAGCATTTACGCTTTCAATGCATTAGAACTTGATTATTTTGTGTATAAATGTAGAAAAGATGGTATATACCCATATAATCCATATACAAGAGAAGTATTAAATGAATATATTATTAAGAAACTTAATATATTTATTAATTATAACAAACTGCAAAGAAGAGATGATGAATGCCGATGGCAAACGGAACTGCACGCGTTTACAGACTTGTCATTTGAAATAGAAAAGCGTGGGTTTTATAATAGTCCTGAATGGTTTATACGCATGGATAAGAGTAGTATGTTAAAGACCATAAAATTGTTCAAGAATTTTTCAGCAGATATTCATCAAAATAACAAGTACTATAATATAAATATAAATGATATAATTAATACAAGCGAATTTGTATATGAGTTTTGTAAGGAAGGAATGAGAATGTTTCAAGAATGTAGTGAAGACTTATACATATTATGTTGTAATTTTATGAAGGCGCTCGCGATGTGTTCGAAAGATTTTTATGATAATTTGCCAGATTGGCTTATTGGAACAAACACATCATCTAGATTATCTGATATTTATGCATTTTTAAGAGATGATACGATAGATAATAATATTTTTCGGAGAAATGATTTTAGGCAAAATAGATTTTTATCAACTAACAATGATAATTTTTTGCTTTATTATTATGTAGAGTATATGCAATAATGAACCAGACTTATGAAAGTAATTACATTAAAAATACACCAGATTTTATGTACTTACCACCGCAACCAATTGCTCTATCACCGCAAAAAAATACATATGATATATATACTGCGAAATTCAAAACAGCTTTTTATGGAAGTATATTATTTGCAATTTTATCTTTGCCTACAGCATATAAAATTCTTGATATTATAGGAAAGTTATTTTCTAATAATATAGATATTGTTGATGAATATGGTGAAGCACAACCATTAGGCAGGGTCTTAATGGCGTTATTAATAGGGTTGGTATTATTTATTTTGTAATAAAGTTACATGTAAAATTATATGAACTTTATGACATCTAAAACGTAACTTAACAGACGAAATTGCGATTGAAAACTTGTAATCTATTGAATTATAACACAATGATTATATTAGTGGTCATTGTTTGTCTCAAAAAAATTGAGATAAAAAGAAAAAAAATATGGAAGATAGCATTTTTCTTATTTTTGGTATTTTTCCGAAAAAATCAAATTTCGGACATCTATAAAAAATTAACACGCTGGTATTTGCGATTGACAGTTTGTATATTGATGTAATAGACGTTCAGAAACATTTTACATGTATTGGTATGTTGGTAAAAAATCGAGATCAAGAGATAAAAAATATGGAAGTTGTCAAATTTTGACCAGTTTTTTTTGTAAAAAAATGTTTTATAAAATTTTGTTATAAGATTGATGTTTCTAAATTACATATAAAATATATATGAACATTTTTCTGAATATTTCAAAAAAATAGATCTATTTTTGGGCATTTTTTAATTTTTTTATAAAATTGCTATCAGTTAGGTTCGAACCTACGTTATTTTTTTCACCAAAATAGATTTTTGCATTATTTAAGCTCGATGAAAAATTTCATAGATTTTCACTTTCACCAGGATACTTGGTAAGCCACGATGATGAACTGATGCAATTTTGGTGATGAACCGAAATTATTTTTATGATGAATTGATGCAATTTTTACGATGAACCGAAATTATTTTTATGATGAATTGATGCAAGTTTGGTGATGAACCGAAATTATTTTTATGATGAATTGATGCAATTTTTACGATGAACCGAAATTATTTTTATGATGAATTGATGCAATTTTGGCGATGAACCGAAATTTATTTTACGATGAACCGAAATTTATTTTACGATGAACCGAAATTATTTTTATGATGAATTGATGTATTTTTTGTGATGAACCGAAATTATTTTTACGATGAACCGAAAATGAATTCAAACTCAACTAATTATAATAATTTTCAGGAAATGAGGGGTAAGAAGGAGACTTCGTTTATTGAAATTGAGGAACTTCATATGAAGGATATTGTTGTCGCTTGCGGATCTTTGGGAAGCAACAATATGAGAGCGATTAATAATGGCCCTCTTATATCCGTTTTTGACTATACTAAGTTGAATAGAAGGTCTAGATCAGACAAGGGATACAGTTTGCGAGCATCAGAAGATATTCCACCGAAGACGATAATAGCACATTTTATGGGAAATATTGTTTCATCTGATATAGTTAACACAGACATGCAGTCGATCGCTCTATGCAATAATATGAGTATGGTTCGACCAGATGATGAAGAATTCAAAGGGAAACATATTGCATGGTGTGCGAACGATGCTCGGTTTGAGAGGATAAAAGGGAGGTTCGTCAAAAACAACGCTATGATTAGTGGTTTTGGACAGCTACGCAAGGGTAAAATGACAGCTGTATCTTTGATAAGTACGCAAAAAATATGGGCAAAGACAGAGATTTTTTGTAATTATGGAAAGACATATAATGTCATAAGGAAAGCGAACGAGGTACGCAAATCAGGTATAAATAAGGCGCTTGATAGTCTTCGAGTTCACGACAAGCGCGAAGCAAAAAAACAAAGAAGGGAAAAATTAGGACTAGTACCTCTTAAGCGTGGTCGTCCGCGAAAGTGGGAAAAAAACAGGAAAATAATTAGATAATTTTTTATAGACATTAGCATATAATTTTCATTGAAGTGAATGTATATTGTGTAATAAAAATCAAATATTATATTTTTGTAAGCATTTATAATATTGAAAAAATAACATATATTTACAAATTATTTAGAATAATAGAAGTGTTCTATTGCACACTTTTACTTAGCTGTTTTTTTAACCGCTTTTTTTACTGGCTTTACTGGAGGTGGAGGCGGTTGTTCGTCTTCTTCGTCTTCTTCTTCTTCTTCTTCATTTTGATCTTCTTCTTCATTTTGATCTTCTTCTTCTTCTTCCAATGTATCATCAGAAGTTGATACATGTGTTTTTTTTACTACTTCTTGATCAATTGAGATATCGTCATCCTCTTCGTCTTCACTTTCATCATCGCCACCATCACTATCAACTACAAATGTTACTTTTGTAGTATTTGAGTGTTGGAATTTTCCAGATACAATCTTCCAGCTGCAACCGAACATTCCACCAGAGAACCAAATACCATTTAGCTGAATAATAAGCTGCGCTTTACCACCTTTAAGATTGTTCAAAACATTCATAAATTCAACTTCGTTATTATCCATATCATAAGCATCAAATTCAAACTTGTCATCTCTTGCATTATAAGGTACTTTTACTCTGAATGTAGGAGGATACTTGTTTGCAATTTCCCCAGTAGCTTTATCTTTGTCGTGCTTTACAATAGGAGTAAACATATTTGATACAACATCTTTATTATTGTTGAAATTATTCTTAAACCATAGAAGTCTGTTAGCAAATGCATCTTCAATAACTTTTTGCTCCATATCTTTTAGTTTATCATGAAATTGCTTAATTTTGGGATTTTCAGCAAGTCCTTTGAATGATAGAGTAAGATCATACTTTTTTTCTTCATCTTTTTTATCCTTTTTTTCTTCATCTTTTAGAAATTGCGAACTATCATTAACTCCGTAAGGAAGAGATAGAACAGGTGTTTGAAGCATTAGCTTTGAACCATCATAGTTTACATATACCGACTTTGCACCTGATTTCAAAATCTTAACTTCAGAATACTTAAGCTTGTTAACATCAATGTTCTTAGCAAGAATGACACTCATTATTGTATAATATAATAGTTTCTTCTTTATATATTTTAAAGAAGATAATCATTTTTTTATTTTAATAAGAATATGTTTTCACAAATTTTATATTGCATATAAAAATGAGTACATAATTTATTTTTTTGAAAATTTCTGGAAAGTTTTATAATTTTAAGTTTTATTTTAATTATGTACTCAAAATGAGGCTCCTTAAGTAGCAAGGATGTCTTAATATATCCTTTGAAAGGTTATACAATATATCATATAATAACTTGCTTACAGCATAGATGATATAGTATTCGGTATTAGTATCTCAAAAGTTATTCTAAATATAAAAATGAGTACATAATTTATTTTTTTGAAAATTTCTGGAAAGTTTTATAATTTTAAGTTTTATTTTAATTATGTACTCAAAATGAGGCTCCTTAAGTAGCAAGGATGTCTTAATATATCCTT